CCCAGCGACTTGGCACCCGATCAATGAAACGGTTCGCTAGTACCCGAATCTTTATCAGCCTGGGAGTTAAGAGCTTGCTGAAACAATCAAGCTACTTAATTAAAAATATCCGATACGTATCCTTTTTCTTAGCATCTTCAGCAAGTTCAACTTAACCGTTGCTTGTCTAGTAATTTGCTATTGACTAGGCTCTACAAGATCGGGTATAAGGGCCGTGAATATACCTACGCTATAGTCACGCTAACACTCACGCTTTTCTAATGAATCTATTAGGGAAAATTGTATATTACAGTATGGATACGCAAGACTACAAACGAGCATTTATCAAAGACTTCAAGACGCTTTGTTACAGACGACAAGCGTGGCAAGTATTCCATGATTTCTGTACGCTAACGGCTTTGGCGTTGCAGCAAGTCTTTGAACGGAATGATGAACGAGAAAAGGAATACTTAGCAACGGTCGAACGGTATGAACCCGATGAGGTAACAGTATTTCCCAAGTTACTGTCTTATGTAGTTGGCGGACTTTCCGGGGAACCTTGCGATTTTTTGGGTTCTATTTTTCAAGAGCTTGGACTGGCTTCCCATTGGCATGGACAAATTTTTACCCCAATCTCTGTTGCTATGATGGTAGCACAACTCACTTTTTCTGGGGTTGAAGACATCATTGATAAAAAAGGTTTTATTACTGCTAATGAGCCCGTGTGTGGAGCTGGGGCAATGGCGGTAGCGGCGTTTCATGTAATCAAACAAGCGGGATATAATCCACAAAAGCAGCTTCATATTACAGCCATCGACGTGGACGAAACCGCCGCAAAAATGTGCTTTATTCAACTATGTTTATTGGGATGTCCGGCTAAAGTGTATATTGGAAATACGATTACTCAGGATATGCGGTGCTGTATGCTTACAACGATGCATCACCTGGGATTCTGGAATGCAAAACTACGAACACCAAAAAGAAAACGAGAACGTCTTTTCTTCCGAGAAAGATTATGAGTACCATTGAAGGAAATATACTGCCTTTGATGCTCGATGCGGCCGTTCCGCTTTGGGTTTTTGAGTTTCAAAAATTGACGGTGGATGAACGACAAGAGAAAATCAAAGAATGTGAAAAAGATGACTTATGCTTACGCCTCGAATATGTTTTGCATCGTGGACCCAAAGAAGGAGATTCTGCCCGGGCGTTCAATGATCTAGCCAAGGCAATTGCTTTACTATCTTTTTGCCCTGGTGGGGTCAATGCTTTTGGGCGACATTGGGACGCGCTCAGTCTTTGTAAAATCAAGCCGAAGAAAATACGATTGCAATTAACTGCAAAAAGAGAACGCTTGTAGAGTGAGTTGGTTTTGTTTTACCCCTTTACTAAAGGAGAACTGTTATGGATCGCTTGTATTGTTACGCCGTATTGCTACAACCCACTGAAGAGGGACGAAAGTCCGGAGAACGAGCGGAACTGATTATTCCGCCATCGGATTGGGTAGTAGCAAAGAGTGAAGAGGAAGTCATGCTTATTGCTACCCGGAAAATCCCGGAAAACGTTATGCAATTTGCTGATCGGCTTGAGGTAGCCGTTCGTCCCTTTTGACCAAAAGGTCCCTTTTAAACAAAAGAAAGAGTTACACCTATCATTCGGGGGTCCATCTTCAAGTTCAAGTTCGTCAAGTCCGTCTAGCAGTTCTAGCAGTTCTAGCAGTTCTAGTTCACAGTCTGCTAATTACATGAATGTCGCTAGATTTTCAAAACGATAAACTTCAATTCAACCCCCACTATTATTGTATATTGATAGTGGGGGTTGAATAATTTTAAAGGGTTCTTTCAATGCCTAAGATTTGTTATTCTCCAAAAAACTTTTCCGCCGCTTCATTAAATATCATCAATAAAGCCAATGCTATTATTGATGAATATGAAAAAGCAGGATATGATTTAACGTTGCGGCAATTGTACTATCAATTTGTATCCCGAGACTTGCTTCCCAACAAAAGTTCGGAGTACAATCGTTTGGGAAGTATTATTACTGACGCCAGATTAGCTGGACTAGTTGATTGGAATTCTATTACTGATAGAACACGCTATTTGCGCAAAAACTCTCATTGGGACAACCCCGCTGATATTGTTGAATCAGCGGCGCGATCTTACGCCCGAGACAAGTGGGCCGTCCAACCAAATCATATTGAAGTATGGATTGAAAAAGATGCATTAGTAGGGGTGCTCGCTCAAGTTTGCAGCCGATTGGATGTTCCTTACTTTTCTTGTCACGGATACACTTCAGCTAGTGAGATGTGGTCAGCGGGGCAACGGTTAGTTCGTTATATTACAAACGGACAACAACCAGTAATTCTTCATTTGGGCGATCACGATCCTAGTGGAAAAGATATGAGTCGTGACATTCAAGATAGACTAACTTTATTCCTAAAAGAAGACTTGGGACTTTTCGAGAACGAAGAGCCTGATTTTGAGTTTGAACGCTTAGCCTTAAATATGGATCAAGTTCAGCAATACAACCCGCCGCCAAATCCAGCAAAAATTACTGATAGCCGATCAACTTCTTATATTGCTGAGTATGGTAGTTCAAGCTGGGAACTTGACGCGCTCGATCCTTCTATTTTAACATCATTGATTGAAACTGCCATTCTCTCATTTAGAGATGCTGGCCTCTGGAAGAAAGAAATAGCAAAAGAAAAAGAGGAACGCGCCGAATTACAAAAAGTAGCCACTAAATGGCCTGGGGTGCAAAAATACATTAACAGAGAAAGACTATGAACGCCATAAAAATCTTGGAGCAGCAAGGCATAGAAACTTTTGACTCCGGTCCCAATGTTCGGAAAGAACATATCGCTATTCAATGTCCTTGGTGCGGCAACGCCGATCCATCCCACCATTTGAACGTCAATAAAAAGACTGGAGCGTTTTCTTGCTTCCGAAATATGCAGCATCGAGGGCGAACTCCGCATAGTCTCATAATGAAAATCTGCGGGTGCTCTCGGGAAGCCGCCCAAGCGTTGCTGACTGATACTTCCGATCTAAAGCAACTCGTTCAAAAATTACTAGAGCCGGATTCCAGGCAAGAACAAAACGAGCAAGAATCAGAATGCAAACCTACCCCTGGACTTCACCGGTTCCACCCCAACAAAGTCAATGAGTTCAATCTTAGATTCTCCAACTACCTTTTTTATCGTGGCTTTGACTATACACACCATGACAACTTAGCAAAAATATATAATCTGCATTGCGCCTTGACTGGTATCTTTGCTAATAGGATTGTATTTCCCGTTGCTTCAATTAAAGGTAGCCGGTCAAAAATAGTAGGTCATATTGGGCGCTGCATCGACAATGGCAATCTTCGTTACCTGTCTATCCCAGGAACGGTTGTAAAACAGCACGTACTCTGGGAAGATTTACTAATGAGTGGCGGCCGTACATTGTTTATTTGTGAAGGACCGTTCGATGCATTGCGGATAGACTACATCGCTAAAATGCTTGATTCTTCAGATCGCGCCACCTGTTTATTTGGAGTTACGCCGACAAAATCCCAAATCGAAGTCTTGGGCACTTTATTCCATGAGTTCGACAACTTAGCGCTGCTACTCGATAAAGATGCTCTGAGTAAAGCGTTGCAAATGCAGCGGTCATTATCACATCTAAGTTTGAAGATCAAACAATTGCCGGAAGGAGTTAAAGACCCAGGGGATTTGACCTGGGAACAAGCCGCCGGAATTGTAGGAGTTAATTCCAGATTATGATTAAATCTGTAACGTTCAATTGTGACTGGCGGTGCTTCAAAGCCGGGGACTTCTTTGAGTTCAAGTCCGGCGTCAATTTACTGGTGGGCGATCAAGGAACGGGCAAAAGTTCTTTGATTTACTTGTTTAGTCAAGCGATGCGCCTTAACGGAGTAAAAGAAACTCAACGAATCGCTAGTATCGAAAGCAACTTCGGGAAAATATGTTTATTTGATTTTGAGCATGACAATCCTAGAATCAAAGGGCATATAGATTCTACGTATGACATAGCTTGTAAGTTCAAATCTCATGGTCAAACCATTTTGCGTATACTCAAAGAAATTGACTCACCGACTGAGAATGAAACGACATTCATCCTTGACGAGCCGGATATGGCATTAAGTATTCGATCTATCAACAAACTCATTGCCTCTTTCCAAAATACCAAGCATCAAATCATAGCTACCGCCCATAATCCTTTTTTGATCCAAGCATTTCCAGAAGTATTGTCTTTAGAACACAAATGCTGGATGGGCGCTCAAACATTTATTGCTAGCCATAATGAAAAATAAAAAACCCACTTGGCAAACACCTGACGGCAGCGTGCAACTACCACATTTGGTACAATGATCGGTGAAAGGATGGCCGAACATGGCTCAACAAGACGGAAATGTGAAACGTGCTGCCGAGGCGATGGCGTTTTGGATGGAGAGAAAAGCGGAATTGCTTCGGCTCTACAAAAATCAGGGGTGTTCACAAGAGAAGATAGCGGGCTATTTCGGAGTGACCTTGGGCGCAATTCAAAAGGCGATGACGCGGCATCATAAAAATAAAGATCAAAAACGAAAGCGCTTATAGCATGGAAGCGTGGATTGAAGAATTATGGATAGCCATTGCCGGCGCTGAATGGGGAACCGATGAGCTGCTCGGAGCCGTTTGGGATTTATGTGAGTTGGTTGATGCCGGATTGGTTTCTAAAGACAGATTAGACGAATCAATCGAACAACGATTCATCCGAGAATTACACGCCCTTAAAAAGTTTCACCATACCGATCCCGCTCCAGCCTACTTGAAGTATCATAAATCCTCGAAAGAATACGAACCGGCAATCGCCTAGGATTGATTTTAAGGGCCCCCTTCTTATTTCCTACCCTTTTTATACGATTTTCTAGCCCGAGCCCCTCAGAATGGAAGCCAGGCGTCCAGAAAAGGGATTAAAGCCTTGCGGGCGACCCATCTTCCCAGGTAAGAACCGCTTTGAGGTTGAAACGGGTCCAAATATCTGACCAAGCCGCCTTATCTACGGCCGATTCTCGTTGGATCAGTCTAGTCTCTTCTCGGCCTTCAATTCGACCAACCAGCGCCATGCCTATAGTTCCGGTAATAATATAGACTTGCGTTCTGCCCCCAGGAACTAAACAAGCTAGCTTTGTCATTTTGGGTGTCCGCCTATATGTCGCAGGCGATAAAGATTTGGAAGGGTTATTGGCTTGATGTTTCCTAGCTTACCCACCGCCCGTCGAAAACAAACATCTTCTTTGGTATCAGAAAAAGGTTCTAGCAGTGGAACTTGCCAGCAAGGGTAATCATCGCAATACCCAAGCCGGCGAACAATATCGCCCCGAACAATCTGCGCCCCACCTATTGCTTTCTTATACTCTTTAAGAACGTACTTTTCCGGCATGACATCTACGAGGTGCAAGTTGTCTTCCTGAATATCCAGCAAGACTTTATTCAAATCAGCGCCCCCGGTTTTATGATCGGTACTGATTTGAACGGACTCTGGAAACACCATCGCCAATTCATCATGACATTGAACGTTGGCCAAGGCTTCAAGACACCCACTACGGAATACATAATCAACATCGGCAAACCAAACCATATCAGAATCAGTACATACTGATTTTGCAGCGATGTTCCTGCCAATACTACGCCGGCTCAATTCTGGCAAAGATAGCGCTACTTTACAAAGGTCAATATGATCCTGAAAGAAGTCTAGTATTTTAACGACCCTCAAATCTTCCGGGCAATGCACTATTGTAGCTTTGACTTTTATCTCATCACGCGGCCATATTGCTAAAGAAGACAATTGATAAACCAAAGCAGCGGCGAACTCGGGATGCTTCTGCGACCAACAATGAGAAACGATATTTAAGTTAATCACCAGTAGTCATACCTTTCACAAAAATCACGTTCAGCTTCAATTACTTTTGCATGAAGCTGGCGTGGAATTAAATTAACCTGCTGTGGAACGGGCTTGTATAAATTATCATGCGGAACTTCAAGAGTAGTCAGTAATTCATCCAACGCCCAAGGCAAATCCTCAACTCGTAAACAAGAGTCTGCTTTGTACATCGAAAACAAATCACCAACGCCCCCTGGAATTATTTGCAGATAATCTTGAATGAATTGGTCAATGCAATCCAGCCTAAAACGTATAAATGGATAAACAGCGGGGGATGCTACTTTTTTAGCAGATACATAAAATGAAGACAGCCAAGCGCAAGGATTGCTTACCAGCGACACCCGAAACTTCCGGGAATCGTCGTTCTCGGGAAACAAAGCACTTGCGTTTTGGCTGCCTTCAAAGATCACGCCCTTATTTATTACTGTAGAATTGAACCACTGTATAGCGGTCAATGGCGGGGCGGCAAAATCAAATAGGTTGAACCGTATCATTGTCGTTGCATCTCCAACCGATGCCGCCAAAGCGCATCGGCCCATCGTGGGGAAGGCATTTCCCACATCGCTGGCATATCGGACAGTCCGCTGTTTCCAAAGTTATCTATGCCATGAATACAATCTTGGCAAAGCTCTTCCATGCCCCAAGGTTTTTCAGGCAACGGACCATCAAAAGGTTTATACAAGTATTCTAGGTCAAACATTTTGACGATAGCTGGCGCGGCCGAGCAGGGCAGCCACCCCTTTGAATCCAAACTATATCCGCATACCCGAGTCATCTTACACGGGCCATGTGATAATAAACAAAGGTCTTTCGGAGACCAAAGAAACGGACGATGCCGTTTCTTTTTAGGCGGAGAAAACTTCCATGATATACCCGGTGGCAAAGTCATACCAACATATTGTCTAGCAGTTACTCCATTAGTATTTACTGCTACCTTTCCAATTCTGCCCTCAACGCAGGCTACAGAAAGAACTTCAATGATTTCCAAGAATTGAGGATGAACAGTCGGCTCTCCGCCAACGACTTTTACCCGAGAGGTATATCTGTCTTCAGAACGCAATTTGTCCGTAAACTCTTTCACTTGCTCCACAGACATATCAGGGTAAAGGCGCGTCTTATCACAAATCCGGTTGCAGCCCTTGCACTTCAAATTGCAATCGTAAGTGATATTGAGTTCTACCCGGCTGAATTGATGCATCTTATTTCTCGCCAAATGAAAGACCAGTACGAGTTACTTGAACGATCATAAGCCTACGGCTAATGCCACAGTTTTTTATGTAGTGGGTATCCCTAAATACCCGGTCGAGCCAAACATTGAACTGCGCCAAGGTCGTAGCCGTTCTATTACCGTGAAGTTCTGCTACAAAAATATCAAAAGCCCGCAATGATTCCAGCTCGCTGTCTTCCATCAAATGAATCTCGCTGCCTTCAACGTCTACCTTGAGCATCAACAAGCCTTCCTTGTTTTTTGTAAGAACTTCCTGCTGCTTCATCAAGGTAGATAACTTAATGCTGGGAACCGTAACCTTTGGGGCAGATTCTCCAACATCCCAACGCTGACCCAATGTCGTGGATACTCGAACCATACTGACCGGCTCTCCATTAGCCAAAGCCATATTGTGGGTTTCCGCTCCCAAGTTTTTCAAGTTCTCCGCCAGCATCTTGTAAGTATCTGGGTTTGGTTCCAAGGCAATGATGCGCGCTTTTGGATGGTAGCAGCGAATCAACAAAGAGACTAATCCACAATTTGCGCCTAGATCAATAAAGGTACGTATTGACCCGGATGGAATGTTTCGTATTCCATAGGTATCACGCTCAAACTCTTGCAACAAATGATAAATCGCTCGCCGACCACCCGGTATTTGCATGGGCTTAGTCCTTGTTAATAGCGTACATATTTTTGCTGAGCATAGTCAACTTCAAACCATGCTCGGAAATAAACTCATTCGTAGCTTCAATTACCCCAATGTCACCTAAAACATCTTTCCGATAATCATGGCCTATCAACGTACCGCCATTCCGTATCTTCGGCCACCAGGCGGCTAAGTCAGCTTTGACCGCTTCATACCGATGATCGCCATCAATAAACGCGAAGTCCAAAAGCTCTGTTATTTTTGAACAGCCTAGCAAACTGTCCATACAAAAAACAGTTAGTCGTTCCTCAGCCCAAGAAGTCTTTTGGAAGAATGTATTTTTAGCAAGCACTACGTTTTCTGGAGTAGTCCGAACGGCCGTTGTATTATTGACATCCCCGCCATCCCAAGGGTCCACAACATAGAGCTTCAACTTTGGAAAGGCTCGTAAAAGTATATTGGTTGTGCCGCCAATCCAAGCGCCGACTTCCGCGCCTACTTTGGGTTCACCCAAATGAAAACGCAAGTGCTTAACTATCAAATGAGAGTACAAAGCCATTATGACACCTTTCTATAACACTCCATGTGACCCTCTTTCCAAGCCAAGGAGACTTTATCACCTGCCTCGGCCAAAAACAAATCAACTCCTTCCCGCACTACTCCAACCTTTGCTTTCATCCCTTCAACATCGTCAAACAACATAACTCCACCGGGCTTGAGCAGTTGCAAAACATATCGGGCATCTTCCAAAACCGCCGGCGCATGATGATCGCCATCGACCATGCAAAGGTCTACTTCCCCAGGTTTGAATAGGTAACAGTAACTTTGCGTCATGTCTTTCAAAATAGAATTGCTGGAAAAGTTATACAGCGCTAATTTACCAGAATTTAACCAGGGAGCCAAGTTTGAGAATGCCCGTTCTTTTACCTGACTCATAACATTGCCCTTTGTGCGGGCGTGCGCGACCCAAGGGTCAATACCAACAGCTAGACTATCAGGATGGGTCAAAACTTTTTGAAGCATCCATGCCATTGACATTCCTTCAAACACGCCTATTTCCAAATAGAGAATTGGCTTATCAGCAAACTCCGGATAGACATACTTGATAAAGGTCCGCATATTTCGCTGGCGAAACCAGCGCCTGGTAAACTGCATCCCGGTCATATCCAAGTCTAATTTATTCATGTTGATCCTATAATAACTTCGCGGTTCTAAGTTCTACCAAATGTTTGTTAGGAATAGCATCTACCCATTCTCGGATGCCACCCAAGTTCAAATCCATCGCTTCAATAAACTTGGGATGCCACATATCGAATCCACGTTGACTTTTTGCCGGGCGTAAATTACTGTCACCATGAAAATGCCAGATAACTACTTTTTCATCCGGCATATTCTTGGGCTGGAACTTGGGGGAACAATTCCAAGCGCCGCCCGACAAAACACTAAACTCATTCTTTGGCATGTACTTGGCCATCATCAAGTGAATAGTTTTTTCATCGGGGATAAAAGTAGACCTAGCAGCAAACGTCCACTCTTTCCAAAGCGACAAAACTGGCGATTCTGGCACTGCCCCAAATATCCCGCTGTTCACGCTGGGGTATGAAACGGCTAGCAGCTCAGCAATTAGTTGTTTATCAATAGATGGAAATTCCAACAATGATTTAATTCGGCCACCAATAATGCTTCCAGAAGTCACCCAGTCATTAAACTGAGTGGCGATAAAACCATAAGCTCGAATAGCATCAAACAAAAGTTGAATGCTTCCAGCTACTAACAAATCCGCGTCTAAGAATACCACTTCGTCTCCGGCCGGATACGATTGAATCAACCGGGTTTTGTCACAATACGTATCGCTCTTCCCTCGAAACAAGGGCTCCCAAGGAACCAGCCTGGCATCTAGTTGTTTATCAATACATATCCGTTTAGCGATTCCTTGGGATTCTGGCCAAGCCAGCACGTCAACCTGTCCGGAGTACCATTTTCGCAATGAATGCAAAACGACTACCAAATTAGGCAGGTGTCCTGGACCGCTCATCAAAAAGATTACTCGTTGCACGCATATTCCCTTTCCCAAAATGGATCGCAGCAAAACTCAGCCTTAAAAATGCTGCGATGCGTATATACAGCATCGTATTGCCCCGATGGTATTCTAAACGTATGAATCCATTGACGCAAAAAATTATGCCCAACCAACCATCGGTGTACTTCCTTCGGCAATGCCCTACCTGAAAATCTATCCAGCCGCATGGTCATTTCTACGTTGACCATCTTTACCCGCTCTATTACTTTCTCCGCGCCTTGCAATGCCCAAAGCTCACTACCCTCACAGTCTAGCCAAAGCAAAGCATTGTCTTTTGTACCCGCCAAAAACAGTTGGTCCAAAGTGACGGTTGATACTTCAATCTTTCTACGGATTTGATGGTCAGGAAACTGGAAAAATGATGATCCATCGGGATGATGCTTCTTCAAGTAAAACAATGATGGGCGCTCAATAGCGTCAATGGCTACTTGATGCACTTTGCCTGGGTAGTTTGAATAATCACGCGGGTAAGGATCGCAGCCAACAAATTCACAGTCCGGCCAATTCTCTTTGAAGACATCAACCTCTTGATGAAACTCGCCGACGCCGACTTGATATACTATATTTGGCTGCCAGTTAAGTACCTTTGCAATCTGAACTACCGCGTTACCCGAACGTCTGAATAACCTACCCCGACCCATTATGCATCCCTTTCCTCAGACATAATTTCCATGACATGCCGACTTATATTTCTTTCCGTCGCCCAAACCTGCCAACCACAATTTTTCATTCGTGGGCGAACGATAGGCAATCCCATCCGCTTAGCACAGTAAAACAAAAAGCCATCTTGCGACGGTACGGGTATTTGACATCGCCCTATAGTAGTCTTCGCCGCTTCAGCGCATTGACGGTTAAATGCTGAATTGAAAAACGCGCACCATGAGATAATTCGCTTATGAAACACCCGATCACTATAAGGCTTAGGCATCAGCTTTAATGGTTCCGTATCATGGAGCATATGAAGCTCATCCATATTGTTAGAAGCCCAGTCATCTAGCTTCAGCATTTGATCCGGCGGACGAGTAAAGCACCACGGGTGGGAAATAATAGCGGGGTCGCCATCAAACCATTTTGGATCAATCCAGTCTTCCATGCCGGTGGCGATAACATCCGTATCTAGTTTTAGCCAATATGGAGTCTGAACAAACACTGCTGGTACATGAACAAACCCTGAAAGCATTTTATGTCGCTGTAAATTATCCCACTTGCTAGAATCGTCGCCTTTATATTGAATGCCTTCGGGCGGCCACGCGCAGGTCTTCATATTGGGATGATCTATCAAAGCACGGATTCTATCAGCAGTAACTACAGTCCGATCAAAAAATACCAACATCGGATTGGCGACAATGGTACTTCTTTTATGTTTTCGCCAAGTTGGCCATACGGTCGCCAATTGCCTAAGGTGACTTCCGTCTACGCCAACGACTGTAGTGAATTCTGGAATCATGGAACCTTTCCGCCTTCATCCAAACGAATAATATCGTCTTGGCGAACGGACGTACCTACTTCTGGCCAGTAAACTTCTATCACTTGTCCAGCTTCTAAAACGGTGAATCTATGTACCACTCCAGGTTTAACTGCATAACTATCGCCTGGACCCAACTCCGTAGTAACTAGCACTGGCAGTTTATTACAAGGCCATTCCTCAATTAACAACTTACCGGAAATTACATTGAACTGATTATACCGAGCTTCATGGAAATGCCTAGAGCAACAAAAACCAGCTTTAGTATGCAAGTAACTTACCGCCGCCTGGTCCGACAAAAATACATGCCAAACCCAGCCCCAACATTTTTGCTCAGGCTTACCAGTATGCTTTCCATTTATCAGCATTGTACCCACCATACATCGCCATACTTATGAACCCGACCAGTGAACCGCTCCATTACCGCTTGTCGAACCCCAGGAAAACGTTTATTGAAGTCATGCCCCAGCAACAACCCGCCATCCCGCACCTTCCATCGCCAAGATTCAATATCCACCTTGACGCTATTATAATCATGCCCAGCGTCAATAAAAACATAATCCAAAGATTTGTTTTTTATCAGTTCAGCGGCAACAAAACTTTTAGTAATGCTCCAAACTACCCGGTTTGAAAAAGAGGATAATCGAGCAACTGCGTTTGTTTGAACTTCAGCAGCGCTAAACCTTGGATGAGCGCGACAGATAGAATCATCATAACAGTCTACCAGTTGTAAATGCAAACTCGGATAGAACGTCAGCATAGCAAAAGCGTTCTTACCAAATTGCACCCCAATCTCCGCGCCCAACTTAGGATCGCCGATTGTTTCTGAAAAGATTCGTTGTAGCTTCAGGCTTCGTCCGGGAAGTTTCATAGGAGTATCACTTATCGTACCAGCCGATTAAATTTGGAGAACTCTCGCATAAACCTTTAGCCCTAGTTATAGCGCCTGAAAAAGGCAAGTATGGAAATGCTCTAAGCCCGCTTCGTTCATAGCAGTTATAAATCGACAACCCAAACTTACCAAACACGTTGGAAGACTGCATTTGAGTTAACCAATTATTGACTACTCTAAATTGATGGTTGTTTGATTCCACGGCGGCATTCGTTCTGGATTGACCAAAGCTGTACCCATTATCAACTTCCATACGAAAGTCTACGCCTACCAGATAAATCTCTCTAGCGCCTAGGTAGTACAAAATCCTAATTGCCAAAAGCATCGTACAAACAGTTTTTTCCAGCCCCGTAATTTTGCAGCCAGCTTCATGGTTTCCCCAGCAAGCCGCATCGGACATAAAAAAAGATTCGTCAGGCATTAACCAACTTGCTCGTTTGAACCCCCAAACATTTGGGCAGCTAGTCACGCTTATTTTTGTTGTCTTAAACTCCCCATTGATTTTTTGACGTATTCTTCCCCTTCGTCCGGTCATCTTAGGCGAAGGCACAAACTTCATTATTCCAGGGTCTAGCCAAATACTATGTGAAAATTTGCTGGGGGGATCGGAACAAACAAATGCCTGTGGACGAACCCGAGAATGCCCGGCCATATTATTGACCGCCAAAGACCAGACGCCCCGAGTAGAAAGCCATTCTAACGGAAGATCATTTGCTGATGGCCCGCCACACAAAAGAAATGCGCCTCGGCCAGCAAGTACGTTTCTAAGTGAATCTGTAAGGCGTCGCTGCCGGTCCAATACTTCCAAAGGGTCCCGCCAAAGTTTCAAAAACTGTGGAGAGTCAAGTAATAGTTTATCATTGCAAGGGCAGGGCTCTTGATGCAATAAACATCCTTGCTTGGACAACGGAAGATTACAGTCATACGCGCATTTGGTTTCCATACCCATATTATAAACTAGTTGAAAAGTAGGGCAAAACAATTATTTATTTTTGAATCCAGAGCGCCCAGTGCTCATTAGGGTTATCAAGTATCTTTTTGGCTTCTACTCGTTTAATATCTCCATCATAATTGATATACTGCAATAAGTATTTATTGTCAGTTATGCTTGATAGCAACTCTCGCGATTGATCGGGATTGCCTAGATGCACTTCTAAGATTACTACCACATTAGAAAATCGCCGCAATGAGGTTTGCATTCCATTCCATACTAATAAATCCGCGCCCTCTACATCAATTTTCACAAGGTCTAATCGAGGCCAATCCAAAACCAAGTTGTCTAAAGTCGTTCCGCGAACCCTATAACTATCACCATCAAGCGCTTCGTTGAACTGCTTCAAACCCGATGAGCCTGAAAAACTATTACTCACCACAAACTCAACAGTATCTTCCCGATCTATAATTGCCAGCTCTGATATTTCTACTCCATTGAAAAAGCCATTCAAGTAAAAATTATTTGGCAAGTATTTTTTTGTCATTATGGGATTGGGTTCACAGGCCAAAACATACCCCGATGAACCGCAGCCGGAACGCATCAAGATAGAGTAATACCCATAATTTGCGCCAACGTCCACGCATCGCATTCCAGGCGATAAGTACCTGCCAACAACCAATGACACCCAGGGCTCCCAAAACCCGTCTAATGCTAAACGCGGGCCAATGATTAAGTCATCTACCCCAACCATCATCAAGTAGTCGCCTAGAACATGGCATAGAACTTTTCCATCCCCGTAAGGAACCGCCGATTGTCTACTACGGCTACAGGCTTCCAGACTTTTACGGGAATCCGTTAGATAAGAAGCGATTGCCATTTTCAGTTCTCGATTGATATCAATTCTACAGGCATTCTTTCATGGGCAAGCCAAGCTCCCCGCCATACTCCAGCATCATCTTTTTTCAAATGGCAAGTGGGGCGATTTTCACGGCTGATGGTAAGTACCGTTTCTCCTTTATTGATATTAACGTCCCACCGCACTTCACACTCCGCGGACCCTTCGCCCACTCGACTATTAGGACCAAAAACCATAGGACGCTCATCATATCCAACCCGACGATAATTGAACCTTTTATTCAGCAAAGAATCAATGACTAATTGTTCCCCTGCCGTTGGGTTAAGGTTATGCCAAAGACGGCCATCCCATTTAGTAAATAAATCCGCAACAATCTCAAAACAGTATTCCTCATTTGCCAATGATAGTTCTTTTCGATTCCCTTCTTTTTTCCATTTGTCTTGACACCGATGCTGAAACAATACATTGTCATCAAAATCGTACTGAATAATCGTGTGAATCTTCCAACCGGGTGGACGTTTAGGTATCGCGTAATCGCTATCTAATTTTCGCCAGCCGAGGTGAAAGCATTCTTTATCCCCGTAAACCACTTTGAAGTAGAAGTCTGAATGCTCAGCATACCACAAAGCCATGTTCAATTCACGAGTGCAAACTTGTTTATTGATTAGAACCTGCCCGGATTCTATCGCGGGTTCCTGCCGCATAGGTATGCCGAATATCGTCCATACGTCAGGCTTCAAGGTCCAAAAACCATAATCCGGCCAAAGCACTGCACCCTTCTCTTTATACTGAGGCAGGTCAAATAAATAAGTAGGATCACGCACCACTCCATTATCCGCATCTAAAAACAAAACCTCAGCAAACTTGGAATACTTTATAGCAAAAAGTTTTAGCTCCCATCCACATAATATGCGACATGGGTACTTTTTTGATACTTCCAACGCATCTACACAAGTAACCCCTAAAGGCTCCAGTAGCCTTCGCATTGCTGGATCACATTCTTCATCCCCCAAATACCAAAGCTCCACCGGCAAAGTACATCCGACCTTACGCAATAAATTGACCCCGACCCAGACGCCTGGAAAATACTTGTACCCGCCACCGGCAATAACGATTCCACGCTGCTCAGAATAAACTGTCCTATCCGGTATCAAATTATCAGCATATCGTTGAGACAATACGCGCATAGCTTCTACTGTATTATCCCAAGATGCCCATCCATTAGGCCAAGGCCCAGGCGGGGCCGCGTCGATTACGCGACACATATCCTCAATTGATAAAGCACTATTTGCCGCGGAACAATTTGAGTAATCCATACTGACTTCACTTTCAGGTTTATAATTTTCCGCCTGCCGGATGCAATGAAGCACCACATGGCGAAGCGCTGCTCTTGCAAATGGCATTTTAGCAGTGTATTTCCACCATTTTTGTTTATCCGCTTCTTCAATCAGCCAAGTTACAATCTCCTCCAAGTGTTCTTTGCATCCGACCGGCCCCCAAATGTTCATCTGTTGAATACGACTTTTGCATTGACATCCTACATTGGGACGTTTACCAATCCAACGATTGATAAAATCATGCAAGTAATCCCCAGGGCCTTTGATAATTAAATACGGTCTTTCTGCGGGTAGAAGATTTGACGCGGGTTGCACGCCACACTGATTAAACCACATTTTTGCTTTAGTAACTCTCTCAACACCGCAATTTGGACATACAAACTTATTAAGTCCATCAGGAAGTTCAGTTTTTATTACCGGACAAATCATGTTAACGGGTCTTCCGGATAATTTTCTAAACCTATGCAATCAATAGCCTTTTCAGAAAGGTCCCCAATATATAAACAAAGCGTTGTCCCACCAAATGGTCCTGTTACATTTTGCACAGCAATTATCCACCGACAACCGGACTCACCAGGATAGTAGATACCCAGCCAAACATTCACTAAAAAATATGGATAAGTCGTTCCAGTAGCAAGTTGCCAATGACATGATTCAACATAAGGAACGGTAAATTCCAAATCTCCACATCGTACAGTTATTGAACCGAGAACAAAACCATCAATACAACAACCACAGTTTCCCCAAATAACACCGCTATCTGAACCACTGCCGCTGCCACTTCCACTACCGCTTGATCCAATACTACCACTTGATCCAATACTACCACTTGATCCACTACTACCACTGCCTGAGCCGCATGGACAACGGTCACACTCCAATGGTGCTCCATTCTCTTCAATAATCCGCCCATTGATTTCCCAGGGTATACTCATTGCAATTCCCAACTACCGTCACTACCAATAATTCCACTACCACCATCACAATTACCAGGCGTTATCCAACGTAAACAATCATTTTCATCATGGGTCAAGTATTGTCGTTTATCTATTTCGTAACCATTGATGTCTATTATTTTATAGAATCCGAGCATAGGCGTTCTACACCCACTACCCGCTCCAGCGCAAGTGCTTATTCCAAAAGCTATCACTTCATATTCATCTGTTCCAGTCCATACTTCATCATCCCGATCCAGTTTACGAGCGTATGCTAAACTGCCACTGGGTATATAATCACCCAACCCATAGAGATAGAACAATACCGTATTTTCAACGATGCCCAACTGATCAAACAAATGTATAGATGGACCTAAAATATATGGACTGCAAATACAATCTTCAGCATCACCATCATCGGCGTCACAAGGTAGTAACATTCGAGCATGGCACCGGCCACAAGGTAATAAATTTTCAGTAGTTATAACCGGGCTCAATCCCGATTTTGATATGGCTACAAACATGCCACGCTGAGCATTCCAATACGCTGTTACTCTTTCCAGTTCATAAAATTGTCCGCTACAATCCGATCCATCTACCCAGTGCTCAGCGTCTGCCGTTTTCCAATGCTTGCCGTCGTAAGCGTCCCCATGATCATAGTACCGAACTTTACATTTATATATTTTTACCTGCGCAGTCGAATAATCCTCTGGCTGCTTCATAGGAGAAGAGATTTCTACCGTATGCAAAGAGCTAGGCGGAAAAGGAGACTGGCCACAAAAACTTTGTGATTGAATAGCGCTTGAATTATTTCCCGGACGCTCATTACCCAAACGAGTCGCGGCATCAAATAATGAATTTACTTCACGATGATGCAGGTTGTCCCACTTTTTCTTCCGCTTATAATTTTCCCGCATCTCTATCCCTCCCATATAGCGCTGAGGTTCGCCGATGTATATACGCTATCACCATCAATTAGTAAGCGGTCGAACGTGCCCGTATCTTCTCGATAGAAATGATTATGTCCCTTAATCGTCAAGTTTTCAGAAACATACTTTTCACTGAACTTCAAATTGACTTGTGCCATCGTTTTGAAAGTGGGCACGCCTGCATTCATTACCATTTGACATTCTTGACGAATCGACATACCAACAAACAAAATAGTTTCTGGCTGAGCGTTGCCAAGCATCGCCATCGTTTCTAAATTGACTTTACCAAGCCTAGGCCGGGCTAACGCTACCAAATAACCTAAATACTCCCAACGGAATCGTGGAAAGTTAACTGACCATTCCACTTGCGGCACTAATTTATATGCCGATAAATTAGGATTTGAAACCACCTCTAACGTACCTGCTGTAATAGGAACTCCATCAGGACCAGGATGAGCGGAAGACGCTTGAAAAAACATATTAGCACTAGGTTTAACTGTAAGAAATTCAGCAGCAGCATCCGAAGTGACTTCTAAAAAAGTAGCTGGCTCATCCGCGGTAGCGCCAGTACCTAATGGAGCGTAAGTCAGCCCTAGTTCAAGAAACTGTTCATACGTACCTAATTCCGCGCCCCCATCAGAGCTAAATGGATCGCAGGGCCTGGAATCATTATTCGGTCCAAACGTAATCCCATTGACCCAAAGCGTGGGAATACCAGGCAAGGTTCTACCGCCTAGCACAGATAAAGCACCAGTAGGCAATATAAGAAACTCGATTTGGCACTCAGCTAAAAACTGTTTTAGCATAGATGCCTGAATAATTATTGTTTCTTCAATCGTAGTTGCACTACCAAGACTGCCCTTTGGCCCAGCTTTTAATTTATATGGAATACCGCCATCCGTTTGCAGCCGCCAAGTGCTCGGGTCTTCATTGACGCTCATTGCAATACTCCCATTTGATGGCCTCTACGTATTTCGTTAAGCATATCTTGCAAAGTCATATTTCGTAACCGATCTTGCTCTAACGCTTTAACTACATCCGGGTCACGCCGCTTAGATAAAGCGTCTTGAATCTGCGCTCCATAATCCAGCGCTCCAAATCTTTTTCCATATTCAGGTCGATCCATTCCAACGATCCGATCCCTAGCTTGCATCAACGCTTTAATTCCCTGTTCCCTAGTTATTTCACCGGCATCCAACATTCTATCGAGTTGTGATACTGCATCCGCCATTTGCTCGGATGGGCTTTTCAAGGAATCTTTTAACTGCGTAGCCGCATCTTTTAAGCTTCTAGCGGATTCTTTAGCAGCAGTCAAAGCGTCGCGCTGTCCTCTAGCAGCCATCCATTGATTAGTTACCTCTTCTCGCGCTCTTCGTTTAGTTTTACCCCCAGGCAACAATCCATTTTCGTCAGCCCCCATAGGAAACATTTTAGCCGCTTCAATTTGCGCGTCGGTCAAGCCATTGTTCATCGCGTAAATCTCAAAGTTCAGCTCCTTCAAAGAATCACGCATCTTATTCAAGCCAGACGTAAAATCCAGAGACGCTTGAAGTTCTGTCAGTTCTGCAATTTGACTCTTGGCTACACCAGCAGTCTCAGCCAATTTTTGAATAGCAATCTGACTCTCAGTCAAATGCATTACTGAGAAACGTAACTGCTCCCTCATATCTTTGATTTGAATAGACGCCTTTTCCAAGCCTTGCGCTGAAGTCAAATCTTTTACCCGTTGTTTATATTTTTCGTACTGCTCCTGAGTTATTTTAGCTGAGTTATACATCGACAACATTTTCTCATCCATTTCGGTCATCCCGGAATTGATAAGAACTTCTGTTTGATAGATGCTTTGTACCGCTCCTTCATATTCCTTTGCATTTTTTATAGCTTCATCATCCATGCCCAAATAACGCTCGTCTTCCCCGGCATGGGATTCCCGCCATTTACGATCCTTATCCCGCTTATCCATCGCCGCTTTAATGGCTTTTCCTTCGGGATTATTCTTATAGTAATCAGCATAATCTGCCGCTACTTTGGCATCAGGTTTTGCATTTTCTGCTTCAACAGCCGCTAACTTTTTCTCAGCGCTACTTCTAATCCAAGAGGCTACCATTTCTCCAACGATATAAGTCAAGGCGGCTACCGCCGATATTTTGAACGCTGCCCCAATAATGTTTCCAATAGATGAAGCCTTGCTTGTTAAAACATCAGCCGACATTTTTGCTGAAGCCTGAGCAGACATTCCAGCATTGCCAGCGCCGGTAGCCGCCGCGCTCAACGCTGCTCCTTTTCGATACTGCCAAGCTCGTATATCACCGCCAGTCGCCAACTTTCCGCCACCGGATTCTATTACATCACCACCATAACCAATTTTTGTTTTTTCAGATAGGGAAATACCCTTCAAAGGATTCCCAGAAACGCCGGCCATTCGTTTAGCCAAAAGACCCCCACCGATACTTCCAGCAGCTTCACCTACCCCGCCAGATACGCCGCCAGTGATAAAAGAAGTTATCGCCTTTTGTGCCCCAACCCAAGCCATATACCCTTTATGTATGCCCTGTACCCCGAGCATGATTCCTTTGTAAGCAATCCATGCTTCTCCAGCACGGGCTATTGTAGCAATCAACCCGCCGTGCTCTTTAACAAAAGATTGTACCGCCCGAACTAATTGGGTAGCAACGGTAAGAAACTCCTTCGCCATAGGAAGCAATTGTTCTCCAAATGCTACTGCGGAATCCTCCAAGGCATCCTTAAATAATATCCATTGTCCAGGCAAAGTTCCCGAGCTTCTAGTCATCATTCCAGAAAACCGCCCACCCTCTTCAACTAGACCTGATAGGATTTTCTTAAAGTCGGAAAATCCTATCTTCCCGGAGGATAACATTTTTTGGGCGGCATCAGCGGTCACTCCATAATACCTAGACAAATCAGTTAAGCTAATCACCCCTTGCCTAGAAAGTATTCTAAAATCACGGGACAAAAGAGTGCCTGTAGCGCGAATACGATTATAGGTAAAAGTTAATAAATCAAAAGACGCCCCTGTGCCAGACGCGACATCGCCAAGCATACGCAAAGTATTTATTAACTCTTTACCCCTTTCCCCAAATAATATCAAATTACGGGCCGTCTGCATTACCTCGGGAAATCCAAAAGGACTTTTTGCGGTGAACGTTTTCAAACTTTCCAACATTTTGCGAGTTGATTCCACATTGCCAATCAAGCCCTCAAAAGCAATTCTAGTCTGCTCAAGCTGCCCGGCTTTGAATACCGCGCGTATAGATGCGCCGACGCCGGTTAAACCCAGCAAAGCATTTCGTATTCCACCGATAGAAGAAACCAGTCCGGCAACGGCGCGCTCAACCCCAGGCTTAGCAGCATTCAAATCAGAAGCCAGAGCCGATGCATCGCCCCGCACTGACACCCATGCTTTAGCTAGTTCTATACCCATCTTTATCCCCTCCTTTTCCTTCGCTTATGAGTTGGAGAATCTACTTTGGCCCGCTCTGTGGCTTCCCGAGCGGCTTTAGCTTCCATTAGTTGACGGGCCACTGATTTCCCTCGAATAACTCCAGTAATAGGCTTGCCTTTGGAATCCTTACCATGAATAACGCCAGCATCATTAGAAGCCAGCAATTTAGCTGCGCTGGTCGTAGTTACCCGGCTTCTATCACCTTTCAGCAAGTTCTTATCAGTAAGCAGCATCATCACTTGATCCAAAGTCATTTCTCCAACTTCTTGCGGGGTAAATCCTCGACCACCATCCATCGGGTTGTCACATAAAATACGAATATGAGTACAGTCTATTCCGTGAAGCAACCCACCTTTAGGCGTACTTTCTATTTCGGGCTCATCGCTTTTACGCCTGACAGCGGCAAGCCCTACCCATTTCCCATTTGCGGCGCGCTCAACTTATCAAGTTCGCGTGCCATCTCATTCAATTTGGCTAGACTAGTCCCAAACTCATCCATGATTTGTTCACGGATCACGCCTTGCTTACTAAAGCAAACCCACAAAGTAGTAACCATTCCCTCATACGCCCCTGTAGTCCACCAGTCTACGTAAGAAACCTTTACGCAAGGGGCGGCGCAACCCGTCAATTCTTTGTATTTATCTGGCAGCAACGCCTCTTGATCCAACGCGGCAGCGGTCATACGGGCTAGCACCATGTCATCCACGCCTTCAATTCCCCAGTATTCAACGAGCCATTTTTTCAAGCTATCGGTCAGTTTAATGCGAGAAGGATCATAAGCGTCTTTGGCCGGCAAATCATCAATATCCCAGCGGGCCACTTCATCCAACTTTTTCATTAGTAAATCTGCCCGGACATTTTCAGGCAATACGTCTAGGTTAGATTTGTAGGTTTCCAGGTACCGGCGTTTGTACCTCTCGATGCAATCACGTTCAACCTCCATCAATTCTCTGATCCCCAGGGGACGCAATTGATATTCCTTACCGGCGATAGCAAACGCCCTTCCTTTAGCGCCAACAGCACGTGCTACATTTTCTGGCATGATAATCGTTCTCCAAAAACAGTAAATCCCAAGAATAGCAAACTACTCAATAAAGACAAAGACGTTTGCTAAAATCATTTGTCTAACAGTTACTCTTTACGCTCACCTCGCAAAGCAAGTTCGCGGGCTACTGATCCACTGGTGCTACGGCGGGAAATGAAACCGAAAAGAAAAGCAGCGGGAACTGAGAGGTACTTGATATTTGAAGAGGGCCCAGGTCGGGATCGACGCTCGCGTTCTGCTTTACAATCTAAACAAGGGCACAAGGATAAAGCGTGATACTCTATCCTCGTGACCTCGAATATCTCCGTAGGACTAATCATTTTAACAACCTTACGCCGGCAAAGTAAATTTGCCATCAGCACCCCAGCTAGATGTCCAACCTATGACTTCTTCCGTGTCTATGTTGACCGCGATATTGAACTCCGAACACAATGCCCGAGGAAAATTGTAATACAAACTAGGATGTTTCAGATACAACAAAGCAGCCACAATATCATCCGGCTGGAACAAGTCAAACTGCGTTTGGTCAAAGATAGCACCTGTTTCATCATACTTGCCCTCGCAAGTAAATGTTCCATCTTTTCTTCCCGCGGCTCGACAAGTATAACCACCACTATCACTGTCTCCCCACTCTGATACGCTAACCAATTTTTGGGATACGGCCCATTGGGTAGTCCTGGCCACCAAAGCGCCGTCCACTGACAATTTTCCACCACGCCCGGTGAGCGTATTTGCACTTCCAAGATCACCATCGGCCATGTTACTATCTCCTTATCAAAAATTAGCTTACGCTAGAACTGCTTTCACTAGAACTTGAACTCGACGAACTGGAGCTGGACGAACTCGATGAAGACGAACTGGAGCTGATAGAACTAGAACTCGACGAACTGTTGCTTGACGAACTAGAGGTACTCAAAGAACTAGAACTCGACGAAGACGAGCTTGACGAGCTGGAACTCTCGGAACTTGTACTGATACTGCTCGTCGAAATACTTGACGAGCTGGAACTCGATGAACTCGTACTGATACTGCTCGTCGAAATACTTGACGAGCTAGACGAGCTGCTAGAACTAGATACGCTAGATGCACTAAGGCTACTAGAACTAGACGAACTCGACGAACTCGACGAAGACGAACTCGATGAGCTGGACGAAGACGAACTCGATGAGGACGAGCTAGAGCTTACGGAGCTAGAACTTGACGAACTCGATTCTTCATCATCGCTGCGGCCCATAATGTAAATAGAATATGTCACGTCACCGCCCGTAGCTTTCAAAGTAATACGTCTGTTGGTCGATGAGGCATCAAATCCAGCTTCCGCAGGTTGACACTTAAACAAGATTCCTTGCCCGCGAAGCGCCCCGCCGTTCGCTATCGTATGCGATCCAATAGGCGGCCAGCCATGACTTATTGCCGGCTCGATTTCTAATTGTCCGGCAGCAGTAACAGCATTTTCATTCACGATAGCAATAGATACAATTTCTTCCAAAGTCAATGCTTGACCTAAACCGTCACATCCATCCCCCGCGCCGATGTCTATTCCTTCAAAGTTGTAAACGCTGATAATTTCTTGATGCCCAGATTCAATTACGCGATTTTCCGAGTGCCACCCACGATTTGCTTGATTGGCATTTACGCCATCAGTAAATGATGGCTGGTAGCTAAGAACCGGCTGATTGACGCTAACAGTAGAACCATCCGTCAAATCATTATTAACGGTAGCACTACAAGTCAGCCGTACTTTTATACTGGAAAGCGATCTTGAAGACATAGTTCAATTGCCTCTCATAACATTATAGGCACGTCAGTACGCATTAAATAGGTAACTATCCAAGAGTATTCAGCATCATCCACGCGAACAGCGTAATCCGTTTGGTAACTGGTTGGCAAAACATAGCCATTGTCTATCGAGATTGTTTCCGTGGGGGACACTGTAGGGTGTCCACCAAAAACTTCCATAACTTTCCCAGCTAGGTAAGCCGCTATTTCTTTTACTGACCTGTCATCTCCAGCAATCTCTTTTGCGTGGATAGTAAACATCAAAGTATAGCCATGAACCTCACACAACTTTCCTACACCACCACACATACGAGCGCTTGTCTTGCCGGGTAATTGACCGCATACGCAATATGGATAGGCTTGCCCAGGAGATGCCTCTTCATCATGCAAGACTTCATATTCTGTACTTGTAGGATCGGGCCACAAGGCTTTGAATATAGCATCCAACCCGCTTGCATCCCAAGCGGCGTTAAGAGCTTTACAGACATCAGCCTGTCCTACACTCATTTGATCGGCCCGTTAAGTATTGACTCGATTGCTTCCCGCTCTTCGTTCAAAGTACGAACTAAAAAGGAACGATCCATTCTGGTTTCCAAAATCAATCCATAATCCAATGGCGTTCCTACATACCCTTCGGTCACTCCACGCTCTTCACGAACATCACTAAACGTAGTCCTCAAAAGTTGGGCATATTCTGCATGAGGAAACTCACCCGGTACGCTTCGGTCAGTAACTACCCGGCCGCCACGCGGCCCCTTGCCAACAGTAACAGCCTCGCTAATGTTTCGTTTGACCTGAGTCAACAGGTAAGCCGTGGCTGTACTTACCCGCTGACCCATTGTCATACGTATTTTTGAAGTGACTTCTTTATCCTTCCACTGGAAGCGTACCGATGCCCCAGCCCTTCTAGCCCGGGCAGCAAGTACAACAGCGGATGAAGCTTTAGCAGCCACTATTATCCTCCAGCGGCAGTCAACCGATTGACCCACTCTTCGTAATCTTCTTCATATCGTGGCTGCATATTGTGAACCATTGAACCTGGATTCAACAAATACTTGCCAGGCATCGCATCCAGGTCTTTCAAAGTAGGTTTAATGCCATTCACTATACGAACATCCCCGGCTTCTAGCAGCCAAACAATTTCCCGGCAAAGGGTCTTCATACGGTGCTGATCCAATGTTCCTTCTTGGGGTGAAACTCCGCGAAGTTTCCCGGTAATTTTAGTGGGGCTAGATTCATTGATACTCAGACGAAGACGTTCACAAGTATCCTCATCCTCATACAATGGATCGGAAACCACGTAAGACAACTTTCCCGGATTCACGGCTAAGTGCATTCCAGGAACCGCTGGCAGCCGGCCCAGGTGCCGCACTTGATCGGTCGGCATCATACGCCTACCCGTCTTTACATCCGTAACAGTACGATCGGCGCGAATAGCACTTCGCAACCGGCAGCCAGAAATAGATTGCAAAAGCAAGTTGCAATTTCTAGGGTGGTCCGCTTCAATCTCAAAGGGTTCCAACGTCGCTCGATTCAATCGTTCTCGTTTAATAATATCAACAGTAACTTCTTGTTCTTTTTCCATCGTAGCCATGTTCGTTCTCTCCTAAAGTATATAGTCGTTCTCTTTTTAAGATACCGCCGCGCCGGGAGAACGAAACCGGCGTGGCGGTTGTTGCGGGGAGCCAAGCCCCGAATAACTTACGCCGGGGCCGTTGTAGTAACAGCACCACAAGCGCCACGCTCCAACTGACCACCGTAACGAGCTTCGGCAATCATCAAGAGCAAGTTCTGAAGCATCAACGTTTGACCCTCAGTCGTAGTCTTAATTACAAGTCCGGCACGGCGATACATCCGGTATCGTGCCAGAATCGCGTAGAACAACTGAGCATTGGTCAAACTGGTATTGATCTTGAACGGACGATCCATAATAGAATGGTTGTCGTATCCGTTCGTACCCATCGTACCAGTTCCGAACAATCGTCGGGCATCCGCCGCTCCGACCGGCAAGCCTTTGACCCGAGCGTAACTGGTTTCAGTTCCGCAGAATACCGCGGACGAAATCACATTACCTTGATGCTCAGCCTCGGCAACTCCGAACCGCAAGGACTCGTAATTGCCGATAGAAGTAGCGCCACCCCAGGCAACGCTGGTCACAGTAGCTTTGTTCATCACGCCTTCAGGCTGGGTAGTGCCGTTGCCCGTAGCAACGACGTCATCCAAGTCATGTAGCAACTGGTTGCCGTATTGCTGAGTGACGATTTGGCCGAAGTTGACCGGCGAATCGCTGAGGAAATCAAGGCCGATGGTAATCGCGCCACGCCATTTGTAAATGGTCGTGTCGAAAGCGCTGACATAGCTAGCAGTGTTGAACAACGTAGTTGCCGTTCCTTCAGTGCTTCCCCAAGTGCCGGTCACTTGGCCAATGACATCGCCCTCAATACGGCTTCCCCGAGTAATCGGAACCGTATTAACCAGCGGATAGAGCTGGCCATAAAGCAAGGGCGTCTGAATAACCTGGTCATCAAAGACGGCAGGAACGGCTTCAAAGCCGCCGCTGACCGCTTCATCAAGCAACGCCTTTTGCTCAAAGGGCGTCAACTTTCGACGGTTGATGTCAGCCGCCGGACCGCCGTCAGTAGCGCCAGACCATTCCATTTCGTTCATTCCATACTGAATGAGCGATTTGTCATGGTCGGGCAATGCCTGGTATCCAAACATCCTGCTGCCACCACGAACCCGAGCGGCACAAAGCATCTTGCAGTACGCTCCTGTTACAGCCTTATCCCGCTGACTGGGCTCTTCCAACGGTTGCCCGCCTTGGCCAGCCATTGAATAGTCACAAACCTGACGCCCGGCCATCGGATGGGGCGTCCCGGCTTTCGTGGTCATCGGGTACATCATAGCGCCCTTAGTTGCGCTATATTGCTCAGCAGCTTCTTTGACCCGGACATTCGCGGCTTTCTCCGCAAGGTCTTTCGTCGCCGTCTCCAATACGGATTTAGAAACGTCGGCAGATTTGTCCTTCGTAGACGTTTGAACTTCTTTGGTATCAGCCGCTTTTTCCGCAGGCGAGGCCAAATTCTTCGCCAAAGCATCAGTAAGTTTACCGATAGCAGTAGCAATACCATCCATCTTTTTGTGAAATTCGTTGGCCGCATCCGACATAGGATCGCGGGTCAACTCCACATACTTTTCAGGCGTCAACTTGCCAGTAGCAAGCGCTTCGCCAGTAGCCTTTTCAAAAACTTCATCAGAAGCGTCAGCGGGGGTTCCACAGACGTTCGTGATTTCCAGTCGCAATGCTTTCGTGATCTTCATCACTTTTCTCCTAAAGCAGTTTCACTCTTAAAGCCGTCACGAACGTCGTAACGCGCTGTATTCTTACCCCAGCAAAGCTGAGTATTGTTCAGCCATACCAGTAACCAAATCCGCTTTATCAAGAGCGGTTAGTATTTCGATCATTTGCTTTCTATCATCAGGTGTAGCTTTAACAAAAAAAGCAGCCATCATATCTTTCAAAGACAAATCCGTAGACTTACCTTCATCTTTTCCAAGCGAACTTACCACTTCGGATAAATGACCATGCGCTTCTTTAACCAAAGCTCTTGCTGGGGCGCTAAGATGACCCTCGCCCAGCTTCAAAGTTTCCTTATGGCAATTCATCGCGTCACCGATTCTCCGCTCATTAGCAGAGCTAAGTACCCGGCCAGCTTTTTCAATGGTCAGAGTAGACTTACCCGCGGACTCTTCAAACCCTGATGTTTTGTATTCATGCTCTTCAAGCCACTTCTTTGCCTCTTCAATGGTAAACTGTTTATTATCGAAATGGATGGATTGAAGCTCAACCTTTCCATCTTTAAGCACCCCAAATATAGCGTTAATGCCATCACCAAATTTGTTATTCTGGCACCAAATCTTTTCATACTTACTTGGGTCAGTTATTTTAACAGCGTATTCATAAGGGTACGGTTTGACATCCACCCAGGGAATCGACTTGATTAACTGCTTACGGGTAGTAGCTTCTCCAAGCAAGCTCAAAGTTCGAGTAACAACCTCAGTATTCTCAGTGACATCTACCTGCCGAGGTTCCCCGGTAAATCTCGGCGTGCCATCTATTACCTGCCAGTCCAGTTCATAAAACGTTGGATTGGTAATAGAGCCCACAGCGTAATTAAATAGTTGCACCAACGCATGGTCTGAAAACATTGCGTATATCCAGGCACTGGTATCCTGCGGTACAGCTATATTCATCAATTGCAAATAGGGCTTGGACTGTCTGGATAACTCATCCCGAACCCATTCCCAAGAATCGGCCAAAGACTTACTTCCAGATTTTTCCTCATCCGTTTCGACAGTCGTAGGTTCCAGTTCAGCGCCGCATTCTGGACAAGTACCATCATCAGGCATTGAACCTACCCAGTCACATTCCGGACAAGCTACTTCCTTGTCGGTGGCAACTTTCGTTTCACCGTCGGCGGTTTCTGCATCGGCTTTTTCTGATGCGCCGGTTCCGACTTTTCCTCCCGCTTCGTCTCGATTTCCTGGCTCGTTCTCATGTTTGGAATCTCCAATTAGGCCCGCGTCTACTGCCGCTTTCAGGTCGGTCAAAGAATCGCAAGCGATTTCCTTACTGTAATCCCCAAGACGTTCACGATACCGAATCTTAACCCCAGCAACTTGTAATGGCCGCTTCTCTCGAATACCAGCCCCAACGCGCTTCATAAGCGGGCTAGTCAGCTTGCCACCTTCAACCAAAGACAGAAGTACCTCTTCTGTTTGAGCATCAACGTTCGCAGGTACACTGACCAAAGATGCTTCCATAATCTCAAACTTAGTGACATCAAACCCGCCACCCATTCCATTATGATCCGCTTTAGTTTCAGTAAACTCCAAAGCGCGAAAACCGTGACTGTACCGTCCCATCCCATTATCAATCATTACCGCCGCATCATGGCAAAGTGCGTTCATATCCACGATGCACGATATGATTTCCAGCTTGTTCTTATCCTGGCTGGATACGCGAAGCATCTTTCCAATAGGCAAAGTATGAACATGCTGCCAAAGCAGCAGCATCTTTGGATCGACCATCGCACCGTCAGGATGGAGTACATCGCCATCCCGATCTTTACGATTACTGGTCAGCACGTGCCTAAAAGCGACGAGACAATTCTTTGGAAGCTCAACTGATTCTTGCCCAATGCCTTTACTCAACAGAAGCATATCCTCGTTGCTATAGACTAAAGTCCTAGCAGCTTTGCGCATTAAGTCATCGAAACTGCCCCGGCTCTTCGCTGCTATTTTATTGCAGTAATCGGGGCCAACATATCCAGCTAATGTGGATACATAGTCACTGGCTAAAAGAATACCATAATTGAATGGCGTTTTCTTGGAGCCAGAGTTTCGCCTAGTCTTATACGCACTAATCAAAGCATCGCGCGCCATGAACATTAGTCCTTTCAAGAACGGGATACCGCCGTGGCATCAATTATCACGATTTGCTCGATAGCTTTTTCATCACCGGGTTTGATCTTCGCCAACCAATCCCGCAATGATCCAGTATCGAATTGGTCGCTACCTTTTGGCAGCTTAGTCGCTGCTTTAGAAAGGTCGCGGCCTACTCGCAAGCGTTGAAGCGTCGAATATGTCATAGCACGAATAGCCGTGACATCATCTTGCCGCCCACGCATTATCATTCGCAAAACGCTTCCCAATCCCCTTAGAGAAAGTTCGGCAATTACTTGATCCGCCATCTTAAAATCTCTCCTTACGACTGTAGGCTACTTGAAGAACTGCTGGAACTGGCACTGCTAGTCGAAATACTCGACGAGCTAGACGAACTCGACGAGCTAGACGAACTCGATGAAGACGAACTCGATGAAGACGAACTTAACGAAGACGAACTCTCGCTGCTGGTCGAAATACTCGATGAGCTAGACGAGCTAGACGAAGACGAACTAGAACTCGACGAACTCTCAGAACTCGTACTAATGCTACTGGTAGAAATACTTGACGAGCTGGTAGAAATACTCGACGAGCTAGACGAGCTAGACGAGCTAGACGAAGACGAACTGGAGCTGGACGAGCTCGAAGAACTCGACGAAGACGAACTGGAGCTAGACGAGCTTGACGAACTCGACGAAGACGAACTGGAGCTATTAGAACTTGACGAGGAAGACAAATCTTCCATCGAAAGAATCTGCAAGCGATCCCCGCTCTTTGGTCCGGGAAATTGCAAGCTGCCCGTGTGGAAGTACAACAGGTCCGGGTCGCTTACCTCGCCTGAGTTTCGAGTATCAATAAGCTGCGCGCAATAAATAACATTGCTGGGCAACGCCCGGGTGCAAACCGTTATCGCGCCATTCAGACTGGCGGTAATTTCTGGCGTAGGCAATGTATCATTAGCGCTGGTGTCTCCGGCGCGAATCATGCGGGTAATGGTCAATTTGCGAAGGCGAAGTTGACTGGCAGCCCCAAGAGAAAAAGTTACATTCTTCATTTTCAAAACTCCAAATAAAAAAGCCGCGGCATACAAAAAGGAGCGCGAACGTCACGCTTCCTCAAAGTACCGCGGCTTGGGTGCTTCCCAACGCCTAGGCATCTTTTATTCAACCCATATTATACCCTACCAGCAAAGAATTTCAAAACAAAGTTCACCTTACCGATTGAGCTGCGCAATTTTTATTATTTTTTCCCGTAATTCTGGGCCGGCTAAAGTTATCATTATTCACCCGACAATGAACCAATTTGCCGGACGCTCCATGTATTTCTAATTTGAGGGTGTAGTCCACTCCATCGACCATCGCTTTACAAAACGCCTCATTGAAGTCTCGCAAAGCCCCGAGAAATGCCCGCAAAGATTCATCATCTTTTAGCACGTCTCGATATTCCATATTATGCAACGCAGTCAAAATACTAATCCTCTTCTAAATGGTATTGCCATGCTCAACCTGCAATTCAAAATCCAAAGTACAGTAAATGAAAATCTCCACGTCACATCCAGCAAACTTCCGCAAAGATTTCCGCAGGTGTCTTTTCTGCTCCTCGTCTATTCTATACGGGCTCTTCACGATGATTCTATCCCCAGGCTGAAAAACCAGTCGGCTACATTGCACGTCAGCAATCCTAGGTATTACTCCCATTGCTAATTCCAGTTATGTATTGATTCCTGACGAGAAAAAGGGTTAGGATTCTCATCACGCAAACGCTCGACCATTACCATATAAGATTCACCCGGATTCAAGTTATTAGTAAACTGATCGGCCATTTGCTTAAACGAATCCATACTATGCTTAGACTCATAATACCTACCCAAGCAAAATCCGGCAATCATTGACATACTTGCCAGTAACCAAATGGACAACGCCAACAAAATATAAATGATAATCATGCCCATTGTATCCTCTTCGTCACCCATTGTATCCTCTTCGTCGGCTGTCCCCGTAATGCCATATTGACATCTACGGTCCACTGAGCTATCGTTTGAACGCTTTTGAGTTCTGCCTCAGTATTTTCCAACTGGCCGCGCTTATGTCGAACCCGCATTTCGCGCCATCGCAGCATATCTGGGTTCAAACTTGCCGGCACAGCTAGACATTCTCCCTTGATACGCAAATAGGTCGCCATCAAATCGAGAAACTTATCTTCAACCGCCCGACCCAATTCCACGGTATCAAGACTGCTCTGCCGCAGCAAATTAAAATGAATGTTGGTCATTTTCGTTCTCTCAGTCTAGTCTACTGTAATACTCGTCAATCAAATTACCAGCGTCTTCATCATTCAATCCGAGTTCAGCAATAATGGAACACCGGCATTGGCATCTTTCTTCCGGGGGCAAACTAAAATGCCCAGGCCAAGGAATCATATAGCCGGACAAATCCCAAAGTCCATCTTCATTCGCGGGTACGCCATCAAGCGCAGCATGACTGTCCCTAGTCGTATTTCCAAGTACGCTAAGCCAAGTAGCCCGCACTGGAAGAGATTCCCCCAAGTCATCGGCAACTTGATCTATAACAGCCTTATGCGCTGAGTTCAAAGCATTGCCGCTTTCCGTTCGGGCAATGTTGAAAGCGCGGCGTTTAGCGTAAGCATCGTCCCCCAATGAATCACGCATCTCCTGCGCCATTCTGGGAACCGACCAGCCTTCCTCCAGTCCGCGCTCTAAAACCCGTTCAGCGTCGCCCTGGGTCGTCTCAGCGATGTTTTCCCAATAGTCTTGGCTAAAAGATTGCTGAAGTTCTTTGGCGATTCGCTCGCGCATGGGCCGGGGAAGCTCTGTAATAATCCGATATGGCAAACCCCCGGACACTAGACTCGGCATACCGTCTACCAGTTCATCCAAATCTTGATCCTCTAGCCAATCGGTAGCAGTAGTCGTTTTTGTTTTTAACTCAGTCTGTTTGTTGAATGACTTTTTAGCGCCCAATTGATTCAACTGTGCCCGGGCAGCTTCGGCCATACGAAAAGCCAGAATCGGCAATACGCTATTAACAAGTTCCTTGGTGGCTTCCTTGGTATTGAAACTGATTGCTTTCTTTGAGCCTCCACCGGATTCCAACTTGCTGATTATGCTTTTTATTTGCCGCCTAAACATTGGCTCCAACGATACCCGCAAATCTTTTTCACACGCTACTGATTGCTTGATATGCCGAGCGTGAGCTTTTACCCGTTTGGTCTGGGCAACAAGATACTTACGCTTAGCTTCAACGGCTTCTTTCGTAAGTTCAATCAGTGGTAGCAATATCGGGTTCATGCTTGTTCTTTGCCCGGAGTAGTAATCTCAATATCAGCATCATCCCAGACGAAGACATCAGCACGCTCCCGATCCTCTGGTAAATCAGCTTCTTCTACTTCATCAGTTTCTTTTACTCTATTTGACTTCATAATACTTGCCCATAAATTGTCTGCGTTTCTTTATCAATACGCATAACCTTGAAAGAAGTCTTTCGGTTCAACAATACTTCTTTTTCTTCTTTACCGCGTTTTGTTACGTGCCCTACCGCTATAGCTTTGGTTCCTTTAGATACGCCCAATTTTACTTGCCAACCACTAGTTGGGTCTTCATCCCGGCCGGCAAAAAAATCTGCAACTTTGGGAGATATAGAAGTAGACATAAATGCTTTGTCTTGCACCACCGCCCCAACTCCAGCAGAAACCAATTTGTCCGCTGCTTTATTGGACATCCCACGATAAAGCACTAAATCTTTATCCAGTTCTTTAGCTACAGTAAACGCCTTGTCCAAATTATCCGCTGCGATATTAGCTTTGCCTGACCTAAGTGCCTTATTCACATCTTTAGATGCGGTTTGATAATAATGCACATACCCTTTAGCAACATCATTTCCACGTCCAAGTCCCAAATTAGAAACATCTGAATACTTAGTCACCGCTACAAATGAGGATTCATCTTTGACAGAAGTATCACTAGACTCGTTAGTTGACGGGCCCCCAGAACTTCCAGCCCCGCCACTACCTTCATCAAACCTACCAGATTCATCGTGGTTGGGGTTGAACTTTGAAAAAAAATACTTGCTAGATTCTTCAGCGAGTAAAGTCTCATCTTCGCCCAAATCCACAGGCTTTTGCAACTCTGCGACCGCGGCCCCAAGACCGTCCACAGCATTTTGAACTACCGTTTCTTCACTAGGGCGGCCAGCCATTTCTTCCGCCTTGTCATCGGGAAGGCCTAGGGCAGTCAAGGTAGCTACAGCTTGATCCCGCTGCATTAGTCCCTGTCCCAATGAACTCAATACCGCAACCGCCAACCCACCGGACGTTCCATTCAGCAAGGACTCATTAGTATCTTCGTCCGGGGGCATTCCAAGTTCGGCCCGCAATTCATTCTGCGTAATATCGCCGTTGGCCCTAGCCGATAAAAACGCCGATTGCCGCAACGATGGATCGACCGCCACGCATTCTTCCGCCCAAGCTACAAGAGTATCGTCTTCATAAATAATACATGCTATCTTAGTCAGCATCGTACTCAGCATGTCCAAACCGGAATTGACCCGTCGATAGAATCGGGACAAAATGTTTGTTGACTGTGAATACCCGCCTACGCCCAAAGGCTCACCCAAGATAAAAGGATGTACGCCGAACGCGCTGAGTATCCGAGTCCTTACTTTTTCTTCAGACCGCTCCCATCCCATCTCAGTTCCGGTCATGGATAATTTTGTAATGGATTCAATCAAGCCATCGACGATTGCCGGCGCTCCGAAGTTTGCCACTCCGGCCATTGCTTTGTTGATTGCCGTTATTATTTGACGCCGTTGAGCGCCGGTCAAAGTCGGCCGAACGCCCCCAGGAACGTCGCCTAATGGATTCTTTCCCATCGTAACAATTACCGATGGGAAAATACCATTTTGAAAATACTGCTGCTGCGACGCCTGAATATAATCGTCGATCCTAATTGCCGGTAATTGGCTAGTAGCCGGGGCAATCGCAGACAATGGATTTGAGGGGTCCGGTAAATATGCAAACGCTACGTTGTCCCTAGTCAAAGGTTCCTTACCTTGAATTCCAGCAGGGTCTTGCGGGTTGACTACATAGAACTTACTAAACGCTCCGTCTTTGTGGTCGGGCCGAACCCAAGTTGTAGGTACGGAATACATCCGCCCTTCACCATTTTCTCCTTTATCAAAGACAACGTAAGACCAGCCAGTCAAGTTCAAGTTGGCAAAGAACGAATAAATAAACTGCCATCGCCCTTGCATTTCGTTAGGCTGCTCAAACAACTTAACTGCCGGATGATCTAAAATCATTTCATACTCTTGCACCGCTGCTTTGGTCCGCATTGACCTCGGCATTTTATTGATGATAAAAGATTTACCACCGCCAGGCCGCCTTCGTTTGTTTTCAACCGGAGCAACCCCAGATAATTTAGCCAAGTTTATTGGTTGCTCCGCGCCTTCCATTGCTAAAGCATTGACGGCCGAGTACAGCCAATTCCTGAAAGAGCCATAAGACTCCCGATTCTTGGCGTCAGTCTTATAGTCGGATAAAAAGCCCGTACCTGAAGTATTTGGGGTAATAATACTACCCAAAGTCCCTTCGGCCTTGAGCCTCAAAGCTGACTCTTGAACGGTCAAAGCAAATGCCCGTCCGGCATCCAATGATTTAGTCAAGGCCGTACTCATAACATTATCCTTCCTTCGTTGACGCTACTTGTCGAGCAATAGCCATCGCGGAAAGTTCTTTCCATTGTTCCTTAAAAAACAACATAGCTTCGGTCAGCGTTGCTACTTCTACATCGCCCAAGATTTTGTTTTCGCTTCGCAGCGCTTCAATCGCCGTCTCTTGTTTGACGATCAATTTTTGAGTATTGGTCAGCAAAGATTCATACTCTTCAATGTAACGCAGCAACTTCTTTTCAAACCGTAGCAACGTTCTCATCGCTTTAGACAAATCACGAATGCTAGAAGCAGTTGCTGCTAAACACGCTTCACTGATCGACTGGGCGGCGGACGATTCTTGTCCGCGCGCCCAAGGCCATCTAAACTTAGTCGTTATCTTCACCATCGTCCTCCCATTCATCTTCAGCGCAGTCATCATCATCGTCTACTTCTGACTCTGACGCATCCAGGTCAAGGTCTTTGGTAGACTCTTGAATCACCCCAGGAAATGGAAGATGACTAAACGTATCCGCAGCGCCAGCATCTTGGCAAGTATTTGGCGCTGATGGCAACGGCGTGTCCGGTAATCTTGGCGGAACAGCCAGCTCTTGATCTTCGGCGCATGCCTTAGCGAACGCTGCTAAGGCAAACAAAAAATCAGAACGCTTGAAGTTGCAAGTATTTTTATTCATCACCAACTCACCGCCAACTACTCGAAAAGTAACTGACAGCCAACTATCCGAAGATTTTAGTGCTTCAGTAACGCGCTTAACCTCTTCAAAAATCTCATCTTTCTTACTAGGCAACTGAGCCATAACAGACCTCCGTTCTCAAAAGGTAAAACTAAAAATCAATAACGCCCGGACGTACTACAAGTCCTGCGCTATTACAATACTCCATAAGTGCTTGCTTTACAGAATTAGCCATCATCGTGCCGGGCCGCTCTTGATTGCCATCCATGTAATCCCTACCACATTCTTCACCATACTCTAGTAGGTACTGCCCGCCATCGGGAAGATTGATAACTGCCGACGTTTGTATCGTGACATCAAACCGAACGGCGTCTATTCTACGTCTTCCATCCAATGGTTTTCTGGTAACAGACAGACATACCATATCTTTAAGCACTGATCCCGGTTCCGTATGCTTTAGGTTTTCTAAAAACTCTTCAATGCTATTACAAGTTATACGCACTTCAATCCTCCAAATCGACTAATACTTTCCAAACGACCCCTAAGCCCGCGCTAGCATCCGGATGCGATGCGCTTCTGACAGTCATTGTATCCCCGTCGATAATCAAAATATGGTGCTCGTCTAATTCCGGGTCCGCTGTAAAGTACACTTTATGCGACACTTTGATTTCCCGCTGCTGCGCTTCTTTTATTTCCTGATTGCCTAAAGGCTGCCGCCAACAAGTCCTGCCGGTAAATACTGTTTCCCAAGCATCCTTAGACCCGCCCAAAGAATCCTTGGAACGTTTGCGGCGCTTTGCAATAGCAGTATCAGGAAAATTATCTAACAATGACATCACACATCCTATTATAAATCATAAGCCATCCGAACAAAAGTTGATAACTTATCTTTACTATCTGGAGTCAAGTCTCCGCTACCCAATAGCAACGAAGCCGATCCACCGTCAACCGAGTAACTGTAATCCCCCAAGCTCTCACTAAGAATCGTTCCCGCCCGAAACCCCAATGAACTTTTCTTAGACAAAGCAAACCTACGTACCCGGCGAACCGCTTCATAAAGAACGACCTCCAAAATCGGCTGCGCATCCAATATGGAGTCTTGGCCGTGCAACTCTGCTTCCAGGTAGCCCGCCATATAAACTACCTTCACCGAACCAACCACAGCGGGCCAAGCGCCATTAGATATTAACTGACCATCTCGACAAACTTTATTTCCGAGGCTATCCAGCAAATCATAATTGGGCCAAAAATCGACTCCTTCCGTTTTCAAAGTATCTGCTGCAAACGAATCGACAACGGTTCCCGAGTACGCCGCAGTATCAATATGCAATGATACTATTGATCGAATTGGCAAGTGCTGAAGTTGCAACCTTTTGCATCCGGACGTCAAGGCTATACTTGATACCGCTTGGTTGCCTTGAATATCCCAGCTATTGGAATCCGCATTATAAGCCCCGCCATAAGTCGGTAACATTTCCGTATGTTGAGCATAGACCGGGTCATACCCTAAATGCTTTCTTACCGCGCTCTCTGCCCGAGATAACGCAGACAAAGCGATAGCGCGCTCTTCATCCGTAATTGTTGAAGAGAGCCCCAGCTCTAAAACCAACTCAGAAATATCCAGGATTCGTCCCATAGTATTTTTAATCCCAGTTATCAGGCACCATACAGTAAATAATACGCCCGCCAATAGATACCCCAGCGCCAACATCCAGTACAACGTCATCACCCGAAACGGCATCCATCCATCCAGCTTTGCTTTCCGGCAAAGTAATAGAACCGCCCGCCTGCAAGTGCATATCAAACAATGCAGTATGCTCGTCTTGTAAAGTTACATTGACCGCGCCCTCGGCATTGATTTCCATCCCAATAATACGCACTCGATAATTAGCTAAACCAATAATAATGGTATGCTGCCCAGCAACCGCTGGATAGTTAATTCCAGTTCGTTGAACGGCCAAAGCTCTGTTAGCCATAATAACTTCCCTTTATGTTAGCGGGGATTCCAAAGAAAAACACTGCTTAGAAACCATTTTCCATTCTTGGGCGTCCGCGTTATCATAATAATCCACTTGAAAAGTGTAAACGCCCGGAGCAAAATCCAAATCCAAAGCGTCAATTCTTAACCGACTAGTTGCGCCCTTCGCAATATAACTGCCATTCGCAGTATAGGCCGCGCTTGTTACTGTCAATTCTGGGGTCTGATTATCTCGGCCTATAGTAACCCGTACAATATCTGGCGCTCCAGGCGTTATAGCAACTCCAGCGGCATTCAAGATAACAATATCCCGAGTAAACCCTTTTCCTCTGTACGCCATTATAATACTCATGCTAACACCTGCAAAATCTTTATCCTGAATACGGGCAAGAAGTTCTCGATACTACCATACTCACCGGGTAGTCTTTTATATCGTAGAAAGAAGACGCGCTGCTTGAACTGAATGACGAACTCGAAAGGCTAGAGGCACTTGACGTACTTACGCTAGAACTTGACGATTCTGAGACGCTACTGCTTGTTGACGTTGAACTTTTGCTGGACGTAGATATACTCGAAGAACTTGAAGAACTGCTGGAGCTAGAGCTTGACGAGCTACTTGATGATGAAGTCTCATCAACATAAACTTGTGGGTAAACATCATAATAATCCAACGGCGTACCAGCATTAGTAAGTCTAAATGTATAAGTATGTCCCTCAGCGGAATTCATAAACCGTATATTCCAAAGCCATTCTCGGTAATAATTTGTTGCCAAAACAACATTAGAACTAACGGCGCTATTACTTTTAGCTTGGCCCGCTGAATAGCTAAACCCTCCTGAGGACAATAAAGGTACTGTGGTTGGATCACCGTCCATAAAATATGAAGAAGACGTATAATACACCTCTTTACCCGGATAAGCGCCTATATCTGTAATTACCTGCCACGCGCCCTCATCTTTGCGGTATTCAAGACGCGCGGCCATAAATGCATTGTTGAAAATCCGCGAAACAGAAATACGTATTCTATAATTTACACCGAATACAATTTCTGGATTAACATTTTCCGCGTCTAGTGGATTTTCACCGACGCCAAGTACATGATTATCAGCATACCACCTAAATCCAATTTGTCTGAACTTACCGGTAATTTGTATAGGCATATTGTTAATCATCGTTATTGCATATTCAATAAAGCGGGGTACTTATTTCAATGCCCGTACAATCAAGGCTGACTACCATACTTATAGCATTAGTATCAACCAAGGTAGAACTAGCCACATCATCAATAATAACCGATGACTGAGAAGAGCTGTTTGATGAACCGCTACTTGTAGAAATACTGCTCGTCGAAATACTTGAAGATGACAAACTGCTAGACGATGACGTACTTGCGGAAGACGAACTAGACGATCCCAAACTGCTTTGTGATTGACTACTAGAACTCGACAAGCTGGAGCTAGACGAGCTGGATGAAAATGAACTGAAGCTAGACGGGCTAGACGGGCTAGACGAACTCGACGAAGTTGAAGAACTTGTAGAAATACTGCTCGTCGAAATACTTGAAGATGACAAACTGCTTCCCGAAGACTCGCTGATAGAACTGCTGGTGCTTGATGATGACGATCCCGATGATTGGCTGGAGTCAAAACTGGTTGATTTGCTGCTCGTACTAATGCTAGACGAAGAACTTGATGAACTAGGACTAGACGAACTAGGACTAGACGAACTGATACCTTCACTTCTTGCTGCATACCACCACCAAAACATAATGAACCTACGGAGCTATGTACCCCAAAATCCTAAAAGTATCCTCATCAGCAGGCGCTTGTGAAAAAGCCTCACCGACTTCAATTACTTTGGTCGATCCATTATAAGACGTTATCTCCCGGCCTTGTCCAGCTAATGGGCCGCTAGTGAATTCTAATATGCGATTCTTGTAAAAATCATTGACGGCTGAAGTCAAATTAGTAATAAATGAAACCGGAGTTGCCACCGCATCAGCTACCGTCCCTGATATTACAGCATGACCAAACAAATCTACAATAGCAGTAAAATAATCCGCCGATCCAGCTATGATAGCATCATATCCCGATGCAGAAATAATACGAAATGAATCGACAACAGCTTTACCCGCAATTGTAGAACAGGTAGCTGCTACGGATACTTGAATTTGATCCCCAGCCGCGTAGCCACTTGGAATAGTGCCCGTTATTTTATAGCGGCCCGTGTCGATTTTCGTAACAGTCAAAGTACTAGACCAACCAGTTGGGGAACTGCCGTCATCCGTTCCGTTTTTCGTGATCGTGGCAACCGGCAACGAATCGGCATCGGTCGCAGCCCCCGTAGTCGGATTTGCTGTTGTGAATTCGTAGTAGTAGGCCGCGCCAGGTTTAAATAATCTCATGCTAGTCCTCCACGAATAAAGCTACAGCCAATAGTTCCTTTATCCGCGTTGATACCTACAAAAGTATCTACCGTCGTACCTAATGGAATCATTGACGTAGTAACATTTGAAGTTCCCGCCTGAGTGCCGATGTTCGCCACGGTCAGCGTGCCAAGGTCGCCGTCGCCGTTGTCAACGTCATGGAAGACGTTTGCCACCGCCGGAAACGCGAGGGCGAATCCATTGCCCGGTTTGGCAAACTCGGCCGTGACTTCCCCGGCCGTCAAGGTGGATGCCCACGGTTCAAGGTGTAACACCACGACTTGACCGTAAGAGGTGTAAGTGGCGTCGGCTCCCAAGATGATTTCCCGCGGTGCCGTCGATAGGATGGCATCGGTCGATGTATCCGAATTGGTTCCGTTCAACGGGTCTTGCACGTAAAGCGTTGTGGTCGAGCCATCCGACGTGATAATCACATCGTAAGCATCGAAGCGATACGAGGGGATCATGGGCAGGCTGCTCAGTGTGTTCGTACCATCGGTCAGAATGAAGGTCGATGTGGCCGAGTCCCAAGTGAGAGCAAGGTAATCGTCGCCACGCCCGAGGATCGTGAAGACTGGTTGATCCGGCAGAAGGTCGTAGTCGCCATTCAATCGGAACTTCACGCGGATTGACCAGACCTGCCCCGCGTCCGCGAGAGCGCCGAGCGGAATTGTGACGGACTCGTTTCCGCGTGCAACCTCGTCCTGAAATGATCGGTAGAGTAGATTTGGATCATCATCAATGGCCATTAAAATCTTGCCGACCCAAATGTTATAGCCAAACGCAGAGCCGCCCGTGCGTGACCATCGCAAGATCGGCTTGTGCGTACTCAACGCATCAGCAGTCAATTGATGCATCGTAACATGCCATCCAGGCTTATCACCAACAGTACAATTGCTCCGATAAATGTTTGTGAAGGAAGCAGTTCCTCCCTGAGCGTAAGCTCGCATCATGTACAAACGGCCGTATGGGGCATCGGTGCATTTCAGAATGGCTGTCAGGCAGTATTTCCCCGTTGTTGGTGGTGCTTTGCCGTATGCAGCGAACGTCTTTCCCTGCATGTAGGTGTCGTTTGTTCCAGTTTCGTTGTAAAACTGTAAGACATTCCCGGACGATCCAAACGGCTGGCCTGGAATAGAGGATGCTGCCACCACGCTTGCTACTCCATAGCCGTCCACTACTGGTCCCCACCCGAGTGTTCCACTCCCGCCGTATGAATCAACAGCATCCAAAATGTTGGTCAAGGCCGGTTCGCATCGAACCGCTTGAATCGTCTTCGTGAGCGGCGATGGCATTCTGCAAGACGTGACAACGCCAGCATTATCCATTTTGTTGAAGTACAAGTAATTCCCAAAAACGCCACCGGCCACAATATACCTGATTCCACGGTGGCTGCCCTGGCAACGGTGAATCACAGCAAACCGCTCACCTTCTAGCGACACTTCCAAGGCACCGTCAAACTCGGGGCCAGCCGCAGCGTAGTTATGTTTACCTATAATCATCAAGCCAGAATCTGAACAGTAGGTCATGCGCCGCTGCCGTTGTGACCTGCCAGTATTCATGCTCGGGATAGAATACTTTTCTGTTTCAATATCAAAAAAGGTGAGTTCCGCCATCCCGTCCGTGCCGCTTGTGTAGCCTATGCCAGCAACCGTCAGCGCAATTTTTCCAGGGATTGATTCACCATCTTCAGGCGAAGAATTAGGATATTCCGTCACGGTCCACGGCGTCTCGTCCCCATACTCGTATCCCTCCGGCTGAACGAGCTTGAAAAGCGAACGATACGGATAAGTTGACCTGTCGCCAGTCTGGACAAAGAGCGTTGTGTAATCCGTTGATCCGTCCGCATTCATCTTCCAGGCGGCGAAGTGCGCGTGCCAAGGACTGCCGTCATCGGGCGCCGCCAGCGTCGCAACGATGTGGAATGTCAATCCGCAATTGGGACTGACATAAACAACGGCATCTGTTGTGTTACCGGGCGGATACGTGGCTGCGGATACATAGTTTCCAGCAACGCGGAAAAGCGTATTCATAAAATTAGAATACAACGCAGAAACCGTCCAGGACTCACCATGATTGGTGGACCGAGCGAAGCAGCCTTGCTCGGTTGAGTATTTTGCAATGATTGCAAGCCACGAACCGTCCGCCATTATACAGACGTTCGTGCAACGGTCCATCGTCACGCCGTCAACAGTGTAATCCCCTGGCGTAAGGACAGTTGTTGGCGTGTTTCCGCCGATAGGGATGGTTTGGAGCGACAGAAATCCCGCTGGAAAACCCAACATCACATTTTGGTCAAGGTCAACAGCGTGTACTTCCCAGCCTTCGAGAATCGTCTCGACGGTCGGCATTGTGGAGGCAAGGGCAAGCTCTGTTCGTGGTCGATAGGCGGCGACGGTCGTTGTTACGCCATCGGTCAAAGAGCCGTTGGCTTCCACCGTGGCCGTGGTGCTTCGATTGGAAATTGCGAGATGCCTACCAGCGTCGGTATAATCGCGGACGCCAACAAGATCATCAATCGTCATGCCGACTGGAATCATCAATGTTGTCAAATCCGAAGTGCTTGTCCGCGTTCCTATGTTGCTGGCAGCAAGCGTACCGGCATCGCCTCCCGTATAATTATCATGACCATGCAAAACATAGTCCGCGTCAGCGATGTCTTCCACGGGAATCCCAGCGACCGCCGTTCCCGTGACGCCAAACTCCGCGAGAATGTCATCGTCAAACGTAACGATTTCATCCTTATTGGTTTCGAGGAATGCAGCGTCCGTTGCCTTCTGCGCCGCTGCGGTCGTTTCCGTAGTCGGGTATTCTCCTTCCATCGTCCCGTTGTTATAAGTCACGCCGTCCTTCACATTGCCAACCGCCGGAACGAATGCCCAACCCACAGTGAAATTATTGAGCGTTGTATCCGCGTTTGCTCCTAGTGATTTCGCGTAGGAACCGGATTCTGCAAGGATGTAGGCAATCACGCCACGATCTGCAACCGACGTAACTCCAAACGCTCCGCTCACTGTCCCTGTTGCCAGTGGACAAAAGATTTTCCCACCACCCGTGAGATATGTACCGTGCGCGCCGCTTACGCTGCCACCTGTAGCGCTGCCGTTTTGCCAGCCTCCTTGATAGCAGTACGTTCCGTATCCGCCGTTCGTCCCACCACCAAATGAATCTCCATTATGGCAGCCACCCTGCCAACTGTAGGTGCCGTAAGACGTGTTGCCGTAGGAGTCACCATTCTGGATTCCGCCATTGTAACAATACGTGCCATGTGCTCCGGTCGTTGTGGTGCTCCCGTGCGAATCGCCATTTTGGATGCCACCTTGATCGCAGTAATTGCCAATTGCTCCGCTTACACTTCCGCCATAGGAATCGCCGTTGTGGATTCCGCCATTGTAGCAATACGTGCCGTGTGCTCCGGCTGCGCTTCCACCTGTGGATGTTCCGTTATGGGTTCCGCCAGTAGTAACGTAGGTTCCATAAGCAGTATTTGCCGCCCCGCCCGTAGAATTGCCAGTCTGAATACCACCAGCATTCAGTTGGAGGCACTTAGTTGTTCCAGCTAGAGAGTTCGCGGTAATCGTTACCGCCCCGGATGTCTGAAACAAACCACCGGCAACGGCAGTGCCTCCCGCGTTGGTATGAAGGCAGACGGCTGTATAATTGCCGTTGATCGTAACAGTGTAGCCATTGGCGTAGACATCATCCCCAGTGGCAGGCAAGGACGCTCCGCCGTCCCACGTTCCAACCGCAGACCAATTGCCGTTTGCCACAGCCCAACGTTCAGCCATTGCTTATCCCTTACGCTTGATCCCACAACTCGGGACGATTCTTTTTCACCCAATCCAGCAAGTCGAGTAGATCAATGTCGGTGCAGTTGTATCCACCTTCAGTTGGCGCGCATATCGTCAGTCGCTTGCTCCCATCTTCCAAAACTTTCGTTGAAAGAAACGGAGTATCTTCGTCATAATTTCTCACTCCTTCCATTACCGCTACCACGTCATCATCATCAAGCACGAGTTTCCCTGCACTTTTTGTGGTGTATTCTTTCGTCATGTTTATTTGTCCTACCTTCCTATTCGAGTGTGCCGATTCCGGTTATGGGCATGGTCGGTCTTTAAGTCTTTGGGGGAACAGGATCGCGTCCATCAACTTTCAACCCCATTAGTATCAACTGGTGGTCCCGCAGCATTTGTTCATGGCCCTTGAAAATGGTTTCGTGCTCTTTGGTACTACGTTCCATCAATCCATGCATTTCCCTATTCGTTCGCTCTGAGTATTCAACTCTTCGCTGCTCGAAGTCGCGTATCTCCTTGATGCTTTTTTCCTGCTCGGCAATTACTTTTGTTTGCACCCGGATAGCCTCTGTCCAACAAGAGATCAATGGGTCACCAACGTGATAGCAAGCCCAGTATCCACCCAATAAAACAATCATGGAAGGCAAGCCAATCTGCCGTATACCGATGAATACCCACTTAGCCCACCCAGGAGTACCTTCGGGGAATCCATTTCCATTCGAGTACATCGTGTCCCCAATTGGGCCACGCTCCCCACGCTCCCCCCTATCCCCTTTGTCTTTATCAATTGTTGCCAAGATTCAATCCTTTGCTGTAGATAAAAAATAGAGGAATAAATAACCTACCGTTGCTTGCTCAGGGTGCGGCCAGTACAAGACAACGGTAGGCGTCCCATCAGGAGGCCGCTAGCGGCGTCTAAGGCGGGACCATAAGTTGCGAAAAGGTTGCCGACGTTCAACTTCCCCATTGCGATTGAATAGACTAGAAAGCCAGTCACGCAAACAGCCTTGAATCCGGCTCTCTATGTATTCCGACTTCGCGGAACGAGTGACTTCTGTCTTCACCGTACGCTCAACCTTTCGAGTCTTAGTCACTGAGGTATCGAGTTTCTCGATAGCCTGATTAACCCCAGGACCGTAACATCCACGCGGACCGCATTGGGCAGAAGCCAAAGTCACGTGAAGGAAGAAGCAAAACACAGACAGGAAAAACAGGACGTACAACTTAGAAACCATTTTTCTCTCCTTGTTAAAAAGTAAACCTCTGATAGGAAACCATTAACGAACGTTAAGCAGTACAAAAGAATCAGATTCATAAGCAGACCTGCCGCCTACTCGCTTATGATACTTTCTTCGCCGACTATTCTTCTTTTCACTACATTGGGCACAAAGGTGTTTTCCACAAGCGTCTTTCCCACATATCGGACATTTTCCCAATGACATCATTTTATACCTATGCTTTTTATCCCTAGTCAAATTCGATGTCAGTTTTCTTTTGCATAGATTTACACTGCGCCCATCCAGGTATCTATAGTCTATCAACGAAGTCAATTTGATATTTTTGGTAGGCGCGCCAGCGCGAAGCATTTCCCTTCGTATATACCGTTTAGCACCAACACTCAAATAACTATCCAGCGCTTCTCCATCCGATACCGCTTGCCAATACGCTAGTTCTCCTTCCGATATACAAAGGTCTTCCGAGCAGCCGCAATTCATAGCCATGTATTTGGAGTTGACCCGTAAAAAAATTCGTATATCTTCTGGAATACTGAACATAGTAATCAAGTCAAAGCAGTTGGATACTTTGCCACAAAACGTAATAGGAACTGCCGTACTCGTTCACCCCAGTATCCTGACATCCAGCGAACCCTCTTATCCCCGCCCTTGTAAGGACAAGACTGATCGTTTAATCCCTGCATGTAGGCAATCGCCCCATTATGATACTCTGAGGTAATCTCAACATCATTTGGGATTTTGTAATTGACAGACATAATTTTTACTTCATGCAGCTTGGAACAGTTGAGAATAATCCAAGTAAGTAGTCTTTATAGGAATAGGGACTGGCTTATCTTCAACTGCCGGGGGCTCATCAATCTGGTAATCATCCGCTGCCGACATACGAACAATGACCCAGAAATCCAAATCCAGGTCATCGGCAATCCAGCCATAGCCCGCGTTCCCAGAATCCTCAACAAGCCAGGCCGTGCCGTCGCCGTAGATTCCCCACTGACCCCAACTATTCTTCATCAGCCATCGAAGCTGTCCATTGACTACCTTGACTCCACAAAACACCACCTCATGATTGACGCTACCGCCTGAGCCCCCTCGATAACTAATGCATCCATTCTCATCAGGATCAAACCCATTGCCCACACTGATGGCTACCACCACGGGATAACCCCTAAGCAACGCAGCGATGATGTAACCCCGGGCATCTTTCTGAGGAGAACGATAGACTCCAATGGCCCGATGCTGATTGGCTTTGGCCTTCCAATTCGAGGGCAAAGACTGCTGGTAGTTAGGCTGGTCACTCAACTCGACAACTCCGTTCGTCACAATCTCATCCATGACTTGTTCTGCCCAAGCCCCATCCCATCCGTCAATACGGGTAGCCAGTTCGTTAGGGGAAAATAACGTGAAGTTCTTGGGCCCATACTGGACATAGCTAGCTGACGCGGCGGCAGAGGCAACCGCCTGGGATACGCAAGTCCCGTAACCATCTTGGTCAAGCAGGAAAGGCATCAGGTGCCTAAGGTCTATTCCTCCTGCCGGAATATCATTGACGGTCTTTGGCGTCAGGATTTCTTTGACTGTCGCCGCCTGCTGTCCATTGACGATTCCCCGCTTCTTAGCAGGCGTCTTCTTGAATCCCAGGCTGCGTTTCTTCCCATGAATAACAATGGAATTATCTTTCGCCTGAGGCGTTCTACTCTTGAGCAACAGCATGATGTCCGTCTGGTCATTTACCTCATCCCATTGAACATTGACCACCTTCCCGGCAATCCGCTGAAAAGTAGCCACGCAAGGCAGGGTCTTTCCGCTTGCCTTGTAAGCTGCCCACCACTTGTCTAGGGCTGCTGGATGAATATCCTTCAGCAATGCTTCAGAGACTTCAATCCAGGTTCCGCCGCAAGCCGTAAGGTACTCAGCAACTTCCTTAGATCGGGCTTTGGTCGATAAGGAATCCGACAAAGCAAAAGCATCACCGAAGGCTACCACGGATAGATTAGAATCCCCAGGAACGGGAACCGGAGGCACTGGTGGATTAGGGCCAGGCGGGTTCGGGTCCGGAGGTACAGGCGGGTTAGGATCGGGAGGCACTGGAGCCGGGTCAGTGACGGTTACGGATACCATCTTAGCCAAAGACAACTTTCGGCCATAGACGGTCAGAGTGTAGTTGCTCGTCTTATCAGGCGTAACTTCTTTGGACCCAGACAAGGCTACTTCTACCCCATCAAGTTCTGCTCGTTTTGTTGCCCTAGAACTTTCCCAGTACAGGGTTGACTTCCCGCCTTTGATGATCGTCTTTGGTTCCGCCCAGAAATCCGCTTTGACACTCCAGGGCCATCCTGGTTCTAATGTTTCAACAGCAACCGTAGCACTAGCCCAAGTTGAGTTTCGCCTTCCATCCGACCTGCCATTGTGATTCAAGTCATACCGACGATTGCGGGCAAGCAAATAGTAAGTAGTTGTTTCCGTGGGATTGACCACGATAGAGCCAGCTAGTGGAACGTTCACCGGGTCATTGAACGTGTAAAAGCTCTTCTCTGTCCCAAAGGTAGCTGAAGTTGCATTACCAGTTAACCAAGATACCGTTGCTGATCCACCCGCCGCGATAATTGAATTGTCTACGGACATCTCAGCCGTAGGCTTGCGACGCCCCAGCACCTGGGCATCGAGCATCGTTACCGGGAGCAAACAAAAGATAGTCAAAAGCAAGACCTTGCGATTCATTATTCATACCTCCTAGGGAACTCGTTTTGTTTTGTAAAATGCCGGAGGCCATTGCAATTTTGCTGACCCCCGGCATAAGCCATCCAAGGCTCGCACAAGCACAACACTACGAAGTCGGGCACATCGCCATAAACATCGGCATCAGTTCCATAGCCAATTGCAGGAGCATGGCCAAAGTTTCAGGGTCAATCGTGTACTTAGTTGCAATTGACAGACGATCAATGTCGTTGGCAAGCAACAGACCATCCTGAACGGCTAATCGCAATTTTGCCTTGGTAACTCCTAGCTCTTCACCCTTGGTCAGCCACTGGTTCCACGTCTTGCGAATGCGGATACCGTTGAGCCAATCGGTGTGGGCTTTTTCCGTTAAGACATCAAGGATACCTTCTTTCTCCACTTGCGCTTCACATCTCATAGTACGCCTCCTAGGTTAAAAGGGACTCAATAAACAATTCTTCCTTATTTGTAAAAGCGATGGGGCTTTCCAACCGCATGATAACACTTAGCTTGTTTGCTCGACCCTGAGCCAATTCTGTAGCCTTCCCACTATTCGAGAGTAGCATTTCAACCCATTCCCCTAGGGCCGTGGGGTTCAATAGTTTTGGAATGTTGTAGCCACTGGCCCGACTGATGATTTCAGCACAGATTTCTGAGCAGAACCATTTGAACTCGTCCTGATGGGCCATCCCAAATCCAGAAGCAAAAGCCCCACGAAAGTCATACCCCGCTCCGACTTCCCCCTCACACCACTCCAGAATCTGGGGCGTCTCAATCCAAGGCAGAGGAATCACGGTCCAGTATTCCTCATTGGCCTCCAGGCTCTTGGCAATAGATTCGGGAGTAACGAACCGCACTCCCTTGTCGTAGGCGGAAGAGGAGAAGGCCCTACCATCCTCAAACAAGATTTCCGTATGGCAGTAGGGACCGCAGACCTTAGCAATAATCTGCTCAATAACATGCCCACCCGGTATCGGTTTCTGGAGAAGTAGCTTCATTGAACTCCCCTTTATTCATTGCCCCTTATTATACCCTAAAATCGGTTAGGGGGCAAAACAAAGTTGGGTAAGTTCAAATTACTAACTATTGAACCCTGCAACCATTCCTGTCACAATAAATAAGTACCGACTTCCATCGGCGTAAACTCGCTCAATACAAACCTCATCCCTTACTCCAGAAACAGTTCTATTGTACAGCATGAAAGAACCCTTTGTCGTTATTACTTTTATTATAATGGGTTCATGCTGACTGTTCTTTCTCCGCAGTTACAAAAGTACCTACCTCCTTGTCAACATATTGTAAGTTGTCGGATTCTGATACACACCCGCCAGCAAGACCAATAATGCTAATAAGCCACTACGGAATAAAATCTTCATCATCGTCATCTTCTCCTTTAGGAGTATAGCTGGTGCTCAAGCGCTTACGTTTTCTTTGCTTAGACAATCCGTCATAAGCATCAATGATGCCAGCCAAAGACTCAGGCATCGTCTTTTGTTCTTCCTCAGTCAACGGTCCCGCATCATCAAACAATACTTCATCCTCTCCCAATAATGGGGAACCGCCAAGCAAAGATACTGCCTTAGGCAAACATATTACCAACGCCGTTCCTACGTCCGCATGGCCCCACTCATCGCTGACCGCCTCCAAAACATAACCAGTAGGCAGTTTAGGAATAACTCGAAACTTGCCAAAATCTCGCCGAAGTCTTCCTTCCCGATCTTCGTAGCATTCTAATTTATTACCTTTTAGCGAAGTAACAAACTTCTCAGCCATCAACGTTCTATTCTTCAGAGTAAAAGGCCAATCCTTCATAGGAAGGCCCATCTTGCGTAATTGCTGCGCTATAAAACTGCCGCCCACCGCCGGATCATATCCAAACCAAGATATACGAAACAACTTTGATAAATCGTGGCAATCTTGTTTTACCGCGTCAATATCTACCTCTAATACGCCGCGATCATTTGGCACTGACGGTACATAAGCACGAAGCCACCCCACCTTAATTCTGTTCTCTCTATAATTAGCACCCAGCATTACAATAGCCGCATGATCTTTGCTTACCCCTAGGTCCAAACCGGCTACATAAATCCAACCGGACTCAGGCGCAGACAATGGACCATCGTGAATAAAACATTTATCTATTGCCAGCTCATCCACTACGCCGCCTACTCCGCTTATCCATTGACCTTGCCAAAGTCTAGCATGTTCAAGACCTACCGGGTCGAGATTCTTGGCCTCTTGTACATCTTCATCACTTATCCAGGGAGCCACTTTATCAAAGATATGCACCGTCCAACGTTTAAGACTAGACAAAGCATTTACCCGCCACTGCCAAGGCTTAGTGCCTTTAATACCAGCATTGGTACTTATAATCGCTACGCCTTGTGGTACGCCATCAGCATTATTCATGTGGGTAACATTGACTCCCCACTTCGCTACATGAACAAGTTCATTCAAGATAAGCAGGTCAGGAGTATCACCCTGCTTTGTGCCAGAGGCTTTATCTGTAGATTTTGCAGAATCAGTAGCTTCAATAACCGCAACGCCCACTCCTCTATATCCAAGTATTCTATTTCTTTGAACGCTAACTATATCCTTCAACCAGGGGTTATAAAATAATATGTCTTCAATCCGCCGTTTAACTATGCCAGCCTGCTGTTGATTGGCAGCGGATATTTGAATAAGTATAGGACGCTTTGAAAAAGCAAGCAACCATAAAACACAGACTGCTAAATCAGAATCCTTGCCGGCCTTCTTGGTTCGCTCCAACCAGAATCTACGACGTGGCGGCATCGCGCCATCCCGTACCGCTCGCAAAGAAGGCTCTAGCAGCTTAAAGCATTCTTCTTGAAACGGAGCGATGACGCTTCCAAAGACTTGCGGGCCATGAGCACCGGGTATTGTTAGTCCCTTGTAGAAAAGCTCAAAGTCATTGACTGATCTACGTCGGTACTCAGCTTCTACCGCAGCGCTATGCGCTTTGATAGACTCAGCATCGGTGGTATCCAAATCATCGACCAATCGTTCACGCCGCATAGTTATGCCCTTTAGTCTTGACCGGGCACAACTAAACCAGGGGTAGAAGGCGCGACAATTCCACCAGTCTGCGCTCGATAAAAGTTTGCAAGGTCATCATCCGGCTCACCCTGAAAGACGACCTCATTCCTAGTAAAAGAAGCGAACTTCAACGGCAGCTTCGCCGGACGCCAATGACCTTGATACAACATCATCTGCCAAGGATTATTAACAATAATACGTTCCTCTTCTATATCTTCATCAGCAGTCTCACCAAAAATCATATCACCAGAGGTCAACTTATAATACTGGTACATACTCATTCTCCTTCTTGATTAACTGCCGCGCTAGGTACGTCCAACGTGGACTTCGATGATTCAATCGCCCGAGCGCAAGCATACTTGACTTTCAATAATGCTTCATTGGGAACCTTATCCCAATCTACATTAGTATATACTGTAATGTTCGTTCCGATAGCAGGCTCAGTAGGTTTATTCCCGCGCTTCTTCCTGAAGCGTTCCTTCTCCCGCTCCTTCACGTGAGCATACAGCCCAGAAATCCTAGCCGCTTCTCGGGTCGAATCCAAATACATTCTCAACAGCGTCGAATCCCCGGCCTGCCCTTTAACCCGTTTAACAGAATCCTCTACCAAAATCTCCCCAGTGCCTTGGCAAGTTTTGCAAGGCAACTCTTTACGCTTCATATCATCAAGCATCAACCGAACAGCGCCCTTACCCGTGCCACTACATTTCCCGCAAGGTCGCCGTACCCATGACGTGGTTATGGACTCTTCATTCTTTTTACTCTTCTCAAATGCATCTAGCGCTTGCTGCGCGGCGGCCTCATACCGTTTGATAAACAGCTTGAACAAATACTGAGTCTTTGTCTTTTCATTGTCATACCATTCTTTGAGAATGAACTCGACATCTTTGCTAATAGCGTAATCGCTGACCCCAACCATCTTAGCGATAGTACATTGATTGTGCCCTTTAAACAGCAAGTCTCGTACTTTGGCCCGTCGTCGCCTGATACGAATAAGCTGACGCTTTCTCGCGGCTACAATAGCACCAGCTTGCTGTACGCTTATTTTTCCGGTATACCCCATGAACTCAATCTCCTAAACAACAGCACGACCTTTGAGTTTCTCCCAATCTTTCCCCGGACGTACTTCCAAGTTCTTTTCCCAAGCGGCAGATAAGCATTTAGGATCGACGCCTAAAGACTTCGCTATATGAATCAAAGCATTCAAGTCTTTAGGAAAGCATGAACCGCCAAATCCTAACCGCCCATCCGGACCGGGAACCAACCAATGACTAAGCCCTACTCTCGAATCGTTACAGACTTCTGCTATAATATCCAAGTAAGCAGTATCAGCATCCTCTTCCACCAATGCCCGGACTATTTGACTAAACTCATTGGCCAATGACACCCGACAAGCAAGAGCGCAGTTCGTAAAGTATTTAACGCATTCAGCGTACAGTGCAGGTCGCATCTCGAATCGAGCGGTAGGAAAAACGGCTTCACATATAGAACGATATTCCTCATAGTAGGAGTACATCTCAACGGTATCCGGGGTATCCGGTACGCCACAAATAATTCTGTCTTGATTAGCAAAGTCACTGTCCGCATTTGCTTCCGTCAAAAACTCCGGACTGAAACATAATCGTAAATGCTTGAACTTGTCTTGGTACTTATCAGTCATCCCCAAAGGCATCGTGCTTTTGATAACAATCAACGGATGATATTTTGTAGCTCGTTCATTTGTAACTGACAAGACTGATTCCACAATGCTGGTATCACAACTACCGTCTTCCCGCATCGGAGTAGGCAAACATACGAATATCGGGCCATCGACAATTTCTCGATTTAGCAAAACTGCTACGGCTCCATACCCGCAACTGACTGCCACTTTCGACGGAGCAACTGACTCTCCGCCTTTAGACCAAACATGAACGTAATCCAAATCTTTCTTGTCATACGTAGCTACATTGAATGACTTATTGAACCCTTTCCTTACCGCTGTCCCTACAAACCCTTGACCAATAATTCCTATTGTACTAATCATGTTCTTTTCCTTTGACTAATGGACAATGAACTTCTGGCAACAGCGGCTGCGCTGGATCACCGAACGTCAATTGACTAAACCATAAGCGTCCGGTAATCAGAATCTTCAACCGCTCACGCCAAGACAACTTCCAACAAGTAACTACTCGTCTTTCGGTATCCGCGCTAAGCCAGGCCGGTAAAGGTAGGTACTCCGGCTGAGCCTCAGCGAATACCGTATTACAATACTTATACTTGATAGGCGTCATTGACTAGTTCCCTCTTTTGATTTTATTTTATTATACCCAATTCAAGAAATACAAAAAACTAAACGGCATCCTTAATCATTCTCCATTTGTCTATCAAACTTATTCACAGCGCGGTTAATCCGGAACTCGATTGTCTTAGCTATTTTTCTCGCATCTGCCAACGTCGTTTTTCGTTTCCCAGCTATAGCACCGCGCGCTTCATGCTGTCCGGGTAGACAATGACCACGTTCAATCTCACCATTGATAATAGGCAACAACATATCCCTACAAGTCACAACCTCGTTGATAAAATCACCACAAACGCAAGCTCTTTCACGCGCGTTCATTCTATTTTCTTTTTGAGTACCCTTCTAATAATCCCTTGATCTGCAAGAGACTCCAGCTCACTTTCTGAAATACCATGTAGTGCTATATAGTGCCTTTGAACTGAATAAGTCCCTTTTGGGCCTTCTACGGTTGTTTCAGCGCCAAAACAATCAATGAGTCCTTCAATAATACGCCGAATAAATTGATTAGTGTAATGAAGCGGCCTGCCGCAAGCACAATGAGTAATGCCAAAAGGAATTGGTCGATACTTGCCACCATACCCTGAACATTTTGGCGATGTTGGCGGAATCTTTCTACGTTGCTCTTCATTCCATTCTTGATTATTTGTTGCTTTCATTTACCAGCCCTTTCAATGGCTTCGTTCAACGCCTTGACCATTTGCTTCGCCTGGGCAATCGTGGGGTAGGCGTAGACAACAGCCAACATATCAATCACACGCAAACAGATTCGTTTGTTATCACAATAACTAAAATAACTAACCTGAATCGTTACAGGCCCGCTAGCATTTTTCGTGTAAATCGTTTTCATCTTTTATTACTTCTTAGTAAGTTCCTCAATCGCTTGCCTGATAGTAGCCTTGCGAATTGAAACCGCCGGCATCCATCTTCTCGGATAGCCATCATTGCCACCAAATATGTAACTATCAGCCCGCTCCCTCAACGCCTTTTTCAGACAACGAATCATTTGTGTTCTTGTTGTTGGCATGGATTACACCATTGGCACGTTTTCCTTGTGGGCATAGACTTCACTAGCTACATGCCACGTCTCACTATTCACCGGAACACATAAAATGACACAAAGGCGACTCACGCCGATGGCCTCCCTTTCCGCTATCCCGGTTTTTGTCTTTAGAAACACTGTCATCCACGGCGTGATCGTCACTGGCACCGGGTCAGCCGACTTGGGTAGATGGTCCACGATGGCGTTAAGCCGATCTAGCACCAGAGACATACACGAATAGCATAGCGTCTCTTCTTCATCTTCGGGCCAATCGCAATCTGCATTCAGCGAAATCATAGACCCACATTTTACACATTCTCTGTCTCCATGCTCATTCCAATTAGATATATCAACCATCATTCACCTGCTTTCTCCAATATGGTCCAATCGCTCCAAGCACCAATCGCCGCCATTTCTTCATAGGTATCGCCGACCACTTGACGGCACAAGTCAACGCGAACAAATGAGTCACGCAAATTGAGAATATCCCCAGGCGTAATCGTTTTCCCGTTCGCATCTTTTGGCAGCTTGTCCACAATCTTCCTGAGCTCCATCACTTCCTCTACTGCAGTCATCGCCGCTGACGCCACAGAATATTTTTCCCGTGAGACATCAATCCCATGAGAAACAAGGTTATCGGTTCCACGGTAATACTCTCGCAACAGGGTAATTTGTTCGTCAGTCAGTTTCATTTTTATTCACCTGCTTTCTTCACTCCCAATGAAAGCCCATTGCCTCTGGCCATTGACCTCCAAGCAGTTGCAAAACGGATGCAGCGGGCAATAGCGTCATGGGCCTATTTTCCTTTGACAGATGCGCCGTCTTGTAGATCGCTCATGGCCACCTCGCCACGTATGAGTTGTGACAAAAATCGTTTTCCGTCTCTCGTGCCTTCGTCGTAGGCGTACTGCACCATCGAGTCAGCCGCCTTGTAGAGCGAATCGAATAATTTTACAGCCTCGCTTGTCAGCAAGATTGGCGTATCCAACCCCCTCCAATTATCGGGCATGTTTGGAAGGAGCACCGCGTCTTTGTGATGCCGCATCGTGTTGATGTCGGAATCTGATGGCTGTATTCCGATCAATTGAACCAACTCTAGGTAAGCGGTTTGAAAATGCTTCCTGAAGTCAGTCTCCTGCTTAAAACCGCTGCTACCGTTGTGAATGTAGGGAAGATCGAAAGACCGAGAGGCAGTAATACACGGGAGGAGATCACAATTTTTGGATAGTTGTTTTCGGTACTTTTTTCCATCCGCTAATAATTTAAGACAATCCCCACAAACACTGTCGGTGCCGCGACCAATTGGGTCACTATTTCCGCACCCATGACATGGCTTTGATGTACGACCACTTCTCATTGCGACTCCCTCACTTTCTTGTCTTTGCTCCAGCCATCCACGGCCCATCACCCATCATCTCCTTCGCCTGCTCGGCGTCTTCGGGCGTTTTCGCTGGAAGAAAACTCCAGATGCTCGTTATTCTTGCCGATAAGCACATAGATAGGTGGCAAGTAGTGGCACGGAATAACGGTCACAATGTCCCCCTGGCAATTATTGGACACGGCAAACTCAAGTTCCGACCCACCCCTCTCGTGATTGTCTTTGTCATAGTACCATGATGGCTTCCTCAACTCCTCCACCTCCTTGAGCAAGGCTGCGATGGCAAGAAAAACAGGTTCAGACGGCATGTATTCTTTACGCCACGCAATATAATCACGCAACAGTTTTTCGTGTTCACTGGTCATGGCTTCTCCTTTTGTTAAGAGCTACCTATCCAAGGTATCATGGGTCTGGTGGGGATAGCCACTGAATGCATCCGCGCCCTCAGCCCAACAATTGGATCATCAGTAGTGCAAGGGCCGTGTTCTAAACGGTCCATAACAAAAGGCCCATACTCTAAGAAGGTCCGTTTTCATGACTGCATTTTTCATCACTCTTTCCTTTCAGAGATTGGTTCCAAAGTTTTAATCCAGTTTCGCGCGGTCCAAGCGGCAAGCAGCGTAATCCACGTCATACAATCCGTTTTGATACGACGCCGACATTCTTGCCGCCGACCGCGAACGAAAGACCATAATGCCCTGGTCGTTACTGTCTGGGTTATAGTCTACGGGAGGTACAGGCTCCCTCGTTTTCCGATCAACCACGGTCCAAAGGTTCGGCACTTCAATCATGGGTTTGCTCCTTCGCTTTCAGGTAAAGTGCCAAGACATTCCTCGAAACGCCTTGGCCCGTCACCTCTGCCGGCTGCTACTCCGGCCCAATGAGGCTAGGGCACCGATCTGAACTAAGTAAATCCTGATCGTGCGAGTCCACGTTGCCGCAGGGATGGTACTCCCCGGACCTCGGGCAGCGGCAATGTACGGGTTGCATCCATCGCTACCTGGCCTAATAGTAGCAGGGCCAAGAGCAATGGCAGTTGAAGGATAAAAGACACCATTATTTCGCTTTCAATTTTTCAAGCAACGCATTAGACTCTGTGGTTGGAATCATCCCGTGGTATTTATTAAGAAGCCCTACCATCTCCTCCAGGTTCTCAATCGCCGCCTCGCCGTCGTAGCCCGCTTGGTCGAGACGGTTGGCGACGGTGTCGCACATGGCGATAAAGTTGATCTTTTCCGGGGTCATGGTTTTGCTCCTATTAGTACCCATCTTTTATAACTGTTTTCTTAGCAACAATGATCGCATATCCAAAGTACGCATTACTCGATCCCATTTAGAACTTGATAATACATCACTAGCAAGTTCAAGAATCTTGATCCCCGACAATGGCAAAAATACCAGCCCACGGTTAAAATCAATAAGCCCCGCTCGCCACGCTTTTCTAATCGCTATATATGCCTTACTTTTTTTGGGGAGCAAATTGTTCAAATACTTGGCCGCCGTCTTTTCCCCCACGCCGACAACTCCCACAACCCCATCCGACTTACATCCAGCTATCGCCTTGACCCACGCCCATTGACAAGGCTCCAAGTTCCACTCTTCAGTAAAAGCACGTTCAGCGTAAAAAGTCCCATCCGGACGAAGAATAGTTACCCGACGCCATTGCAGCAACTGCCATAAATCTGTATCTGTACTTACAATAACTATTTCTCCATCGGTAATACTAGAACATAGTGAAGCAATTATGTCATCCGCCTCATACCCCTTTTGTATAAAAATGTTCCGGTATCCCAATGCCGGCAAATAGCCGGTCCGCAAGTCCGCTATCTGGTCATGCAGCAATTGAATCGCTTCGGCTTTTTCTTCATCCACTATGTTTCTATGTGATTTGTAATCAGCACAAATCTCTTTCCGCTTACTGCTTTTGCTATCAAAACACCATATCAAGTTTGCCTTGGGAAATAGATTATGCAACTTTCTGACGTACTTGAAAATCCCGTACAAAGCGCTAGTAGGCCGACCTTGACTAGACAACCCACCAAGAGCGTAAAATGATCGGTACGCCAAATTACTGACGTCAATAAGTATGTACGTTTTCATGCTGCCATCCAATAAAAGCAAAGTCCTACTTTAATATACAATAACCTCAGACCCATTTATTGTTCTTCTTACGAGCATTTTGCCATCAAACGGGTACTGAACTGCCCGATGCGTCACTACCCATATTTGCCGCTTTTCATCTTGACTTCTAGCATGTAAATGAATCAGCAAATCTTGAACGCCCTGCTCACTCAAGTGGGATTCTGGCTCATCCCAAAACTCGATGCCAATATCATGCCCACCCCGATCCGCAATCAAGTGGCCCAATCCAATCTCAGCGGCCATACGCATACGCTGTGATACGCCCCCACCCCAGCCCTTCCACGGTGAACCTTCAACGGATTCTGGAGTCTTAACATCCACAGTAAACCCTTTAGATACGCCGCCTGATTTGTTCTCGCGCTCCACGGCCATGTGAATCGACCATCTAGGAAGCCCCAATTGAGCGAGACTATTATTTACCCGCATTTCCAATTCCGCAAGCGTCGCATCCAATACCCACAGCCGCAAATCCCGAAAACCCCGAACCCAATACGCCCAACGATCCTTCTCCAAGGCTACTTCTGCTCTGCGGCCTTTCAAACGTTTTACCCGCGCTTTGCTTTCCAGTAGCTCAGCCAGCAAAGATTTTTTCTGCTTGCTGTATGGATTGCTAGATTCATCACTAGTAGTAAGTAATGATTGCAATTCAATATCGACCGCGCGTAATGCTGAATCCAACTTGTCTATCTTTTTATTCAAGACTATTTTGCGCTCAGTGGCATCCTGATACTCTTGATCTACCTTCTTAATCGCTACAGTCAACTTTTTGATGGCATCCTGTTTTGCATCAATAGATACCAGTATCTTACTCCGCCAGTTAGACGACAATTTTCCTTGGCAAAACGGACACCTCAACAAATCAGAATCTTGATTCAACTTAGTCAGCTCATCCTTAGTCCGCCGATAGTCAGAAGCGTACTCCCGACGCTGCCCAGCAGCAATATCCAGTAGCTTAGTCACCGAAATATGTTGAGCATTCAATTCCTTTAATTGAGACTTGAACGTTTTGCGTTCATTAACCAACTTCAATCGACGCTTATCCGCAACTTTACCTTTTTCCTTTGCCTCAGAGTTCCACCGCTGATACTGTTTCTTAACCGATTCCAACTGATCTTCAATCGCTGATAATCGTCCGGTAAGTCCTTGCAATTTATAGTTGAGCTTATCCACTTGGCGCTCGACAACGCTTGACCTATCCCGCGCTTTACCAGCAAGATTCTCCCAATAATCCAAATTCAGTATACCAGAAAAAAGTCCCAATTTATCTGTAGGAGACATATCCAAAAAGTAAGTTGATGATTGCCCAGCCATAACACTATGAGAAAACTCAACTTGGGATACGTCCCCCAACGCTTCAACAACTTCTCGATTTCCGGCGTCCCCCATCGCAGCCAACCGTCCATCAATCCATAATTTGTTTGGCTTCTGTTGTCGTTTTATTACGCGCTTTATGCCATTTATCCGCCAGGTCTGTTCTACAATAGCAGTATCTTCACCCCAGGTAACTACGTTGCCTGCCCGCAATCCCCGAGTTGTTTCCCCGAAGAGCCCCCAAAAAATAGCGTCCAAAAAATTACTCTTACCACAATCATTCGTTGATAACGCTTCATCTACAAGATTTTCCCCGCTTAGCAAATATAATCCGGGCGACTTTGGCATGGCAATCTTTTGCCGTTGCCTATAGGTGCGAAACCCTTCAATAGTAATATCAAGCAGTCTCATTATTATTTTCCTCGCATATCAGCAATTCTATCTTTGAGCCACCAAGTAGGAAATTGAATATCATCATGTACCATATCTTCAATATCCGGCAAATCGTCATATGCACGTGCTCCTATCCTAAACAATGTTAGTATCCTATATTCAGATACTACCAAAATCCTACGAGCTTTTTCTAACATAAAAGAACTGTAAAACAATAAAACAATAATCATTATCCCCGCAAGACAACAAAATATATTTTGCCACATAAACACGCTCCTTTATTCTTGGCTGTCTAATTCCGATTTGATTCTAGGACTCGACAAGTAACGATTCAAACCACGCTGAAACTGCTGATCGGCATACCAGCATAGTCTATCTAATGGAACTTGATCCACCGCTTTTCCTTTGAACTCCCCATAGGGCATCAGTTCCCGGCCAAATGCTTTAGCCTCATCATCCGTAAATGGCTTTTGCTGAATCGCATCCATAAATCCAAATGGATTAGGTAACGCTTTACGGATAACTTCATAAAAACGATTGATGGAAATAGCCGGTATATCAAGCAACGTTTCTTGAATCAATTCTACAATAGCGCCAGCCGCTTTACTCGCAATAACATTGGCGACAATCGTAGAACTATTTTCATCAACAAACAACCGTTCTCTTTTGCTCATAAATCACCCCAATAATTCCACCGTATCCGGCGGCACGCGCAACAATAAAGTTGACTTATCAGTCTTACGCAATTCATCATCAGGCAGGACGAACAGTCGCCACTCATCTCCAACTCTTGATACAAATTGCACGGAACCGACGCCTGACTTGGGATTCTCATGCACTTCAATAAACCCGGATGAAGACGTAAGCGGCACGCCATGAGTCACTTGCTTGAACCGTACCCGATCCCCAGAAGAATATCCCATAATTCATAACTCCAATAATTCACGGCCATAAGCCGCAATTGTTTTATCAACATTAGATTCCCGACAAAACCGTTTGAATTGATCCCGACGTGACCCGGGCAGCTTGTCAACCGGGACCGACTCAACGCCAAGTCGCTCCCGTACTTTTTCCTGCAACTCCATTCCACAAAGCGTCAAATGATTCTTATCACAAATATGCCGTATCTTCTTTCGGTAAGATTCCCATAAGCCAAAATCCGCCCGGCGTATAGTCAGTATGACTTTTACCTGATCGCCTTCCCGCCAGTGGGGCTCATATTCAATCTGCTCTGGGTCTGTAATTTCCAAAACCAATTTGCGGATTGATGGCGGGTATAAATATGACTTACCCCCAGTAACAGTATCCAATAGAACCAATCTAGGCTCATAATCATCGCCAAACTTGATTGGATATGGAGCGCCTACATACTCAACC